AGAAGGTCATAAGGCAGGAAGACGTCTTGCTTGATTCTGAGAAAACGTCATCTTGGCAGAACTTGCAGACATCTAGATTCAAGATGTTCAACATGGGCGGCACTTACGAACTGCTTCTAGAGATAGACGACTTCTCCCAGCTTGACTTCTACATAAAAGACGCTTACATAGAGACTGGCACTATAACGATATTCGCTAAGAATACTGGATCATCTAGCGAAACTGACTGGGAAGACATATCTTCTGCTGTCTTGAACCGGGATTCTGAATACACATTCAAGAATGCTGGAAATGCTATGCAAGTCAGAATAGAGATGATAGACCCTGAAGACTGGTTCTCTTCCATAAGGATCATGCCTACATACATCCCATACAAAGATGCTGTCAACTACGTCTATGATGACAAAGTGACAATCGACACATCTTATGCCAGCACATGGCTTGGCAGCAAGGACTATTCTGCATCTCATCTTCAGATATCGAATGATGGAGAAGACTATGGCATAGCTAATCTAGCTAAGTTCTCGAAGCCAGCCACTAATGACATCATGGTGCCACTGTCTGCTGCTTCTGTAGTCAATGACTCTACGACAGAATCTGGCACTTGCGTAGAAGCTAGCAAGAACGTCATAAACGCTTTGCAAGTAGACAGTACTGTGAAGACTGTCATATTCTTGCTTACAGATACGATGTCTGCATTCGACTACAGCAACATACAGAATAGTAGCTTTACGACTAAGTTCTCATTAAGAGCTGACACTGACATCAATGTCAATGCATCACTAGTCATGTACGCTAACGGTGTATCATCGCATGTTGTATCTCCAGCTAGCACCATCTCAATCGGTACAGACTGGCACAAGCTGTCAATCCATGCTTCTGCAATTAGCAGTGCTGATGGCAACTTAGCATTGAAGCTTGACTACTTAGACAGCTCGAAGTCAGGAATGCCTGCAAGCATATCTTTCGCTGCATGCACAGTGATGTCAGATTCTGATCAAGCGATAGCTGACAGATTCGGGATAGACTACTTCGATGGCGACACTATAAGCGCTGGCTATCAGTCAGCAAGCTCAAGATGGCTTGGCAGCAGAGACAACTCCATATCTACGCTAAAGACATCGAATCCAAGACTGACATCGTTCTGGTCTGGAACTCCAGAAGCATCTTACTCTGTTATAAGCAAGAACTACACTGTAAGCAATCTGCTGCAGAACAGCTCGTTTGAGCAAGATCTGTCTAACTGGTCTGTGTCTAATCAAGGTCTAGTGGAGATAGATGATGCCCAGCATCATGATGGAGCTAAGTCGCTTAAGTTCTCGTCTAGAACTGGAGCTGAGAATGACTATGCTTCATCTGACAGCATATCAGTCATACCTGGCCACAAGTACGCAATATCATTCTTTGCTAAGACAGATTCTGCTAATGCTACTGATGATCTTGTCCACTTATCTGCTCTAGATGACGGAGCAGTAGTCTCGTTGAATGATGGCGACTTCAGATTGCTGTCTGCTAATGGCTGGCAAGAATTCGTCGCATACTACGTACCCAATTCCAGCAATATGTCTATGCGTCTAGAATTCTTCAACAACAAGCTAGAATCTGATAAGAGCATATGGTGCGATGACGCTAAAGTCGTAGATGTCACATTCTCAGACGCTGTCAATCTGTTCAAGTCACCTTCAATGAGCAGTCTTGAAGACTTCGGGCAGATGTCTGGCACATGGGCAATCAATACGATATCAGATGCTTCATGGTGCATTCCATACGCTGGCAAGAAAATGCTGAGAGCTAGTAGCGGCGATGGATCTTATTCTATACAGACTAAGCCATTCGTAGCAACTAGAGCTTCATATCATCTGTCATTCTATGCTAACGCATATGATTCATCAAGGAAAGCTAGCGTCAAGATACTATTCAATGACGGCTCTGTCAAAGACTTTGGAGCTATCAAGACAAATAGCTCTCTATGGCAAAGAAACGACTACGACTTCAATGTCCCTGCAACCGCTAACAGCTTCTCCATATCAATATACAATTCTGCAGACATAAGATACGACGCATTCATCTTGTGCTCTTCTGATGACTGGATTGCAGCTGGAATTGATGGAGCTCAATGGTTCGATGGCAATTCATATGGCACTGAAGCTAGCAATCTGGTTACAGATCCAAGATGCACTACTGGATGGGGCGGTGCATGGCAAGCTGAAGCTAAGCAGCTGCCTGGATATGGAATAGAAGTAGAGAAGACATATGGCAAGCAGAATGGCACTGTATCTGCAAATATTGGAAATAACTATGCAGATGGCTCGGCAATAGCTGTCGGAGATACGATATACGCATCTTGCAGAATAATGTCTAGCACTGGCAACAGCACTCTGCTTCTGAGAGTAGTCTACTCAGACAGTACTTTCTCAGATACGAATCTCATATCGTCTAGCAAAGTGACAGATCAAGACAGGATTCACAGACTGACAGGATTCTCTACTATTTCTGGTGATACATCCAAGACTATAGCATCTGTCAAAGTCATGATGATGACTGACAGCAAGACTTCTTTCACTGAATGCTTGATAGCAAACCAGAGAGACTGGAACTTGATGAAGTCTGCAGGCATACAGTACTTCGACGGTGACAAGATAATATATTAGAATTGTACTAGTGATATCATCAGATTAACGACGTTTATCTCTATGAACTCAGAAGTATAAGTATATATAATTTATAATACTTCAGATTCTAGATCATTAGATAACAACGTCGTTATTCTTGATGATGTCAACCATCTTTTCTAGTTCTGACTTGAAGCATTCTTTTGCTGATCCGTTAGCGTTAGTCATTCTTATTGCAAGCGCTAGTCCGAGTGTCTTGCATGTATTGATGATTATGCAGTCATCGTCAATGAAGAACTGCCTGTCAGCATATAGTTGCATCTTTCTTTTGCTTACATTTCTGCCATCTAAGATGAAGCATGCTATGCCATTTTCTATAGCTGTAAGACCGACTTTCTTAGCTTCAGATCCATCGTATCCCATCATTTCGTAGCCAAGACTTGACAGAAGCTTGTAATGCTCATCATCATTGCTGCACAAGACAGGTATGTCATTAGAAGACTTCTCACTTAATCGAAAGTATGAAAGACCTGAATTCTGAAGATAGAATGCATCAAGCTTCTTATCGTATTGTACTAGTTTGTATGTCTGCTTGATGTAATGCAAGACTACTATAGCTAATATTGCAATTGCAGCAAACAATGCTGTCTGCAAATATATGATGTTCAACTAAGTGTTCTCCTGATTGACTTCTCATGATTCAAATGCTTGTCTTCTCCTGCTGTTCTGAAAGTGTGCTATGATGCTTGTGCTCTTCGTAAGATGATATCCTATTGACTCTGCTCTTAGTCTCATGACACCAGGAGCGCCATGTAGGCAAATGTATAGGCAGAAATTCTGCATTGCATTATGAATGTCTCAACCATCTGGCCTCTGCTACCGCACGATCAGCATCAGATGGGCATCTCTCCACATCATATTTGCTGCATGCTCACTAGATTGTCAGCTATGTCAAGTACTTTCTCATCTTATGCAAATTGTGCTTTGTTCGAAGCATTGACCAGAAGCGTCTAATCAGTTTCTAGCTGGGTTACGCGCAATCTGATGCTTCTGCATCATTCAATGCTAATGAATGTATTGGTGAAAGCAGAACAAGATGCTTTGCTGTATTTTTGATGTCCTTTCGAATATGTTGTTTTTTGATTTATATTTTGAATAGTAACACACATTTTCGCTAATGTAAACCCTTTGATGAAAGATATTCACAATTCTTTCACATTCGCTAGCAGAAGCTGTCTCACAGCACACATGCATGCATATGCTCGCTTGCTTGCTTGCTCACACACTTGCATTCTTTTTCTGTCTCCTTGCACACTCTCTCGCACATGCATACGTATATGCAGACACATGCATACGTATATGCAGACACAGACACGTCGGCACATATACACGTTTATCTATCTATCTTTCAGATAGATACGTACACATGCACATGCAGAAAAATACATGAATACATATGAAAACATATAAAAAATACATGAGAACATATGAAAAATGCATACATACATAATACGTATACATACATGCATACGCGTATATCTATCTATCTTTCAGATAGATACATGCATACGTGATACGATACATATGCATACATATGCATACATACATGTACATATATACGTGTGCTCGCACACATCACTCACGCCTCACGTTGCCCGCGCAGCGGTCAGATGCATGTACGCATGCGCGATCTATCATTGGGCTAGGCAGGGGCACGCGCATGCGGGAGAGAAGAGTCTTGCTTGCTGATTTTACATGCTCTACTTTATATGATATAATAAAACTATAAGTTTAAGAAGCATAGCATTTTGCAGAAAGGCAATGCTTTCATATGGAATACGTAGATTCGATAGATGCTTGGTGGAGCGACAACATAGACGAGCTGCAATGTCCATCTTGCGGAAGCCCAGTCCATATGTCTTGGAATAATTGCGAATGCGGTCTTGAGCTTAATGTAGAGAAGCTGCTTTCTAGTAATGTGGTCTATCTGCTTACAATCGAGCATAACGATATGAAACTTCTTGATGAAGAAGCTCATTCTATCGTATGCGGAGAATCGCATAATATCGATTCTGAAGATTTTGATGACATTCTAATCTGAAAGGTATTGAAAGAATGGCAAGAAGAAAATCAGCTGACAACGTCGAAGACTCTAGCAAGAATGACGGAATGATAGCTACTGATGAAGAGCTAGACATGACTCGTCCAATCTACATTGTCAACGTCAGCAATACTAGCAAGCTGTTTGACGATGGCAAAGAAAAGGTAAGACTTTCTGCTCCTGGAACTACAGGCTCTATTCAAAGACTAAGAGAGTCTGTTGTCAATACTCCTGGCTTTGCATATCTTAGAAATGCTGGCAAGATTTTGCTTACATACAATTCTGATATGCGAAACAAAGCTACTACTACTATCGAAAAGGCTGCTAAGATGGATGAAGACCATCTGGCTAAGCTCAAGAAAGACGTTCTTCTAGAAGATCCTGAAGTCAAGGATGCATCCGATCAGCTTGCAGCACTTAAGTCAGAGGACTGAGAATAGCTGATGTCATTCATAGACAGAGTACCGGTTCTTGGTGCTAGAAAGCGAATGAGAGCTAGCGCTAGCAATGCTGCAAAGTCATCCGTGACAGCTGTTGCTGGATCTACGAGTCCTAATACGGACTTAGTTCTTACGCCTCCAACCGTCGGCAACACTTATCTCAAGTCTGCGGGCATGTATTGCGATCCTGATACGGATGATGGGCTGAAGAAGCTTAGAGACAAGATACGAGAGTACTCTGTCTACAATGACACTCTTTCAATCGTCATAAACCTATGCTCGATGTTCATAGCTAAAGGTCCTAGAATAGACTGCGAATCTGAAAAGAACAAAGCAGTCCTAGAATCGGTATTCGATCTGAACGAGCTCGAGTCATTCTTGCAGGACTTCGGCAAAGAGTACTTGATTTCAGGAGAAGCTACCTCTATAGCTGTTTGGCTTGATGATGAAGAGACTTTTACGAAAGAAGACATTCAGAACCCAGATGACATAGAGATAGTGCATGGATCTGTGATGTCGCCAGATGCTATGCATCTGAAGATGTCTGAAGACATAGCTAAGTCTATTGATCTGTACGCAAGCACATCTGATTCTAAGTATCTGCAAGAGTCTGGTGTCAAGACAGATTCTGAATTTGATGAAGACATTGACGACGAGACAGATGCTATCATCAAGGAGCTGTCTGCTAAGATAGACAAGTCTACGAACAGCATTGTATTTGAAGACGGCGATGACACAGTCATAAGAATGGTCAACAAGAAGTCTTCTTGGGATGACAGAGGCATATCTGTATTTGCTTCAGCTCTTTCAGCGCTTGCTCAGAATGAGTCACTAGATGCAGCTTTGTTTGAGCAGCTCAATATGCTGATAACTCCGACTATTGTCGGTATTGTCGGTCTTAAAGCAGGAGAGCTTGGTCCCAATTCTCCAGCTTGGATACCTACTCAGCAAGAGATGAACACTGTAGGAGAAGCTTACAAGCAGATGCTGATGGGCACTAGAAGAATTGGAGTATTTTCAGTAGGCGTCGACTGGCACAATGCTTTCGGTGACTCAAAGATACAGAGCTTGGATGCTGATTATGCTAGATGCGAAGGGAAGATTCTTCGCTGCGTATCTGCTGGAAAAGGTCTTCTTGACGGCTCCTCTGGTGGCCCGTGGTCGTCTAATGCTTTGAATAGAGACGTCTTCTCATCGTATCTTCAGTCAATACAAGTCAAGCTGTCTAAAGCTTTCCAGCCAAGAATAGACAAAGTAATCCATGAGCTTGGAATATGCAAGACAGATATCGATGTCAATGGCAAAGAGACGCCACATCTCACTAAGAATGGTAAGAAGATATATGAGGAAGCGCATCTTTCATTCGACGATGGCATAATGAAGGATGCTAATCAGGTTCTTCAGACAGCTCTTACGCTTAAGAGCAATGGTGTGCCAATATCTACTGAGACTCTTGCATCGCTTGCAGACATCGGCATTAATGTGAATTCAGAGATGTCTAAGCTAAAGCAAGAGTCTGATCGCGTAGATGATTCTGGCATAGAAGACATAGTGGACATTGGAAATAGCGATGAGTCATCTATTGACGATGATGAACCGAAGTCTCCACTTAATAAGGATGCTCAATGACTGACACGATACAACCATCTAGCTCTGACGTCATAAACACGCAAGTGACTATAACTGACGATGTTCAGAATAAAGTCTTCAAAGATCAGTCTATAAAGCATAGAGCAAAAGTACGAGATCTGATTTCAGCTTCACTTGGAGCAGACCTTCCCGTAAGATTCTCATTCAGAAGATTCAACAGAAAAGCTGTCCAAGTCAATCAAGAAACTGTCAAGATATCTGCTTTCAAAGAAGTTGAAGATGATTCTGGCAATGTGACAAGAACGCAAATCGTATCAGATGACGACAATATTTCATGGTTAGAGACTGGTACTGAAGCAGAATACTATCTAGACGCTCAGTATCTTGAAGATCCATGCACGATTGAAGTCATTCTTTCATGGCAGAATGGCTCTACTCCAAGATCTGCAAGGCAGTGGTCTATCTTCTATAGAGCAGAAGACTACATGTATGACTATCTAGCTCTGTCTGATGATGAGAAGCAGCTATGCCAGTCTGTAATGAACAGATTCTGGGCTCTGTTTGACAATCACTACGGACAAGGTCTTGTCAACCTCACCGAAGAAGTGCAGACCAACTTCAATCTAGACAAAGTCGCAAGAGCTATGAGAATAGCTTGCAGCAAGATAGACATGTTCGGATACTCTACTCTTGACTTCTACATTGGAGAAGGCATTGGAACACCATTCCCAGCTCAATGGTATGTGCTTCTAGAAAATCAGACTATAGTAGAACTGATGAAACAGTTCACGTATGGATACCAGGAGGTTCCTATCCTTAACGGTATTCAAGGCGTAGCCTATGCAGACAGATCTAGATATGCTGATGCGTGGCGTCAAAGCGTTAAAGAGATGGAAGCTGATATCGAAGCTATGAAGCCTGCATTCATAAGAGACAACCTGAATCTTACCGGTTCGTCTATTCTTGTTGGCGGCGGATACTATGGTGCAGGTGCAGGCTCGTTCTTGTCTAACAAGACACTTATAGCACTAAGATCTGGCGCATTCCTTGGTTCTTATCTCAATGTGAACACAGTAGTCAACACGAATTTCTAGATTTTACATTGTTAACTATTTGATATATAATTATATTAACAAGTAAAAACTAAAAAGAATGGAATCAGACATGCTTTCTGAGATAGAAGACAAGATACGAGAAGCTAACCGAGCTTATTATGCTGGCCATCCATTGATGACAGACGAAGAATATGATGAGATGGTCGACAGCTCAGGTCTTCTTCAGTATCAGATCGACAAGATAAAGACAGAATCTGTAATTGTATCAGACAAGATAAAGCATTACCAGCCAATGACTTCTTTGCCAAAAGTCAAAAGCAAAGATGCTTTGCAGGACGTCAATGGTCATAGGATATATCAGCTTAAGCTAGACGGCTCTTCATTAGAAGTGCATTACGACTTCAATGGCAACTTCGATTATGCTGCATCACGAGGAGATTATGTCTATGGTGACAACAGGACTAAGCTAGTCATAGCTATGATAGCTCTCAACAAGATTCCGTCTACATTCAAGTATCATAGATGTGCTGTTCGCGGAGAGCTTATAGTAAGCAAAGAAGACATGTCTGTCCTTGGAAACGAGTTCATATCTCAGAGGTCTGCATCTTCAGGCATAGCAAATCGCAATGATCCATCATATGCCAAGTTCTTGACATTCATTCCATATGACATCGTTTTCGATGATGGCAGCAAGTGGCAATATGTCAATGATGACATAACATTCGACAGCTTCGAAAAAGCAGAAGCCGTGTTCAATTCAGAAGCATATCCATGTGATGGTGTAGTAGTCAAAGACTATGATGATGATTATCATGAAGAGCTTAGAGGCATGAACTATGCTATGGCTTACAAGTTCGCTGACAAGCAAGTAGAGACTAGAATACGCGATGTCAACTGGCAGATTGGCAAGACTGGAAAGCTTACGCCAGTAGCTAAGTTCGATATGGTGTTCATAGATGCTGAAGTGACAAGAGCTTCGCTTGGCTCATTAGAGCTTTTCAAGTCGCTAGATCTTCACTATGGAGACAAGATAGTAGTCAAGAAATCGAATATGGTCATACCGCAAGTAGTCAAGAATCTTGGTGGTGGCAAGAACAAGATAGAAGCTCCAGAATGGTGGAATGGCAAGAAGACATTCATTCAAGGACAGCATCTCTACGGCTTCGACAGCGAAAGATGGAAGAAGATACTGTATTCTCAGTCAAGCCAGCTTTTTGGTAAGGGAGTATCAGGTGGCATCGTAGATCTTTGCGTAGAAGAATACGAAGCTACTACTATCTTCGATATATACAAGATATGCATGGATAGCAATTTCAAAGCTAAGTCTTATGGCGCCAAAAGGATAGAGAATCTTAGAGCAGCTGTCTCTGAGCTCAAGACTAAGAATGTTCTTGACTTGCTTGACAGTGTTGGAATCGATGGGTTCTCATGGTCAAGATGCGTCAATATCGCAAAGAAAGCAGCTGAAGAAGCAAGACTGAAAGGCGTAAGCCAAAGTCAGTTCTTCATAGACTTGGTAGATCCGTATAGCTTCGCAATATCTATCGATGGCATTGGAGGCAGTCTTGCTAAGACGTTCTCAGATTCATATCAAGATGTAAGAGACATATTATCAAGATTCATAGACACATTTGGCGAAGATGCTAAAGACTGGAACGAAGACATAGAAGTTAAGAAGTCTGTCATCGCAAGCGTATGCGTTACAGGCAAGCTAGATTTGGGCAGGTCTAAAACTAGGTCTAGAATGAATTCTAATGGCATCGATGTTACTTCTGAAGTCGGCAAGCAGACAGATTTCCTTGTCTGCGGCTCTAATCCTACAATGCGAAAAGTCAACGATGCAGAGAATGCTGGCATCAAGATACTGTATTGCACACTTACAGAAGAAGCAATATCTCAGATAAAAGCTCTGAAACCGCTAGAAATAGCGTGAAAGAAGAAAGGCAGAAAATGCAGAATATAGATGGATTGTTCGTATCAGATTCGAAAGTCAATCTAATGCCGTCAGAACGACTTGACATAAAGAATGCTATTGAAGCAGAATCGAACAGCTATCAGACGAAGTCTTCATTTGATGCAGCAGATTCAGCAAATGCTATCGAAAGCTCTGCAAGGCATTTTGCAGAAAGATTGATAAGCAGAATCAACAGCATTGGATATCAGTGCTTCGTATCATCCAACATAAAGGATGAAGACAACTGGACTATGTATTCTGATGGCACTATGATGTGGACGCCTAAAGTCAATCTTCTTGGCAGATATGATGCTAAGAAAGCTAAGCAAGAGACAGACTATGACAAGCTTCAGTGGCAATGTCAGCATGGGTATGTCGATGGGAAGGTTGGAAAGCTTAAAGGTGGCAATGATTGGACTGATGATGTAGACAAGACAAGCGTATTATTCTAGAAATTACGACGTTTATCTCTAGTGACTTAGAATTGCAAGTGTATATAATTAATAACACTTAATATCGTAAGTCACTAGAGAACAACGTCGTTAATCTGATTGTATGTCTGATTAATATGCAATATATGAATGTAGACTACATGCAGTCAGCAAGATGCTGATTTTACTTTCGTTAATAGTTGTTATATAATATAAATACATTGAAAAATGAACAGGAAGGAATGACATATTATGACTGTTAAGTCTCGCTCTAAGAAATTCGAAGTTAATGATTCTCGCTTTCCAAATGAGCGTATCAAGAATAGAAGCAATGTCGTCAATGATTTGACCGCTATCGATGTCAATCTAAGATACATGCCGACATGGGAAGAAGCTAAAGCTTTTCTTCCAGATGCTATCATGTCGACATGGGCTGCTAAATCAGATGAGTATGACTTCACTGAGCATCAGAAAGATGCTCTTATGTATAGAGCACTACGAAAGAAGTTCCTACCTCAATATCTAGAATTCGTTAACGTAGTGTTTTCTGTCGATGGAATGACAGCACACGATCTTTCACATACATTGCGAAACAGGAATGCTTCTTTTGCAGTAGAATGCACAGGCGACAATTACAAGAATCGCAATGATGTTTCTATGCCAGAAGCCTATAAGGAGCTTGGCTTATCGCATGAGTATGAAGCGCTTGCTACGCTTCAAATGGATCTGTATGCTAAAGCAATCAATTCTGGTATGAGTGTGCAAGATGCAAGACTTATCTTGCCAAGAGGCATCCATCAGTTCGTAATGATGAGGATGACACTTGGCAATGCTCTTGGTCTTATTGCTCAGAGAATTGATCTGCAGATCCAGCCGAAAAGTGACAATCTAATGGCACTTCAGCTTGCAGTTGCTATGTGTAAGAAATGGCCATTGCTTGCAACTCTTATTGATTTTGATGACACTAACTGGTACTATGTCAAAGAGACTACGACCAACTTTGCTTCTAGATTCTTCAAGCCACTTCCGCAAAATGACAAGTTCGAGAACGATGACATTGAATTCAAATTCGATGCAGACCCTCTGCATATCCCAGGTCAGAAGACATTCATCAAGTTGCTGAATAAGTACAAAGATGAATTGCTAGCAATCAGAAAGCAAGCAGAAGCAGATTATCCATGGGTTTTCGATGAGGACTATCGCTGATTTAGCTGTCTGGAGTCTCTATCATGGCATATGACAAGGTCAAGAAAGCATGTCTTTCGCATAAGTTCTTAGAGCTTTTCTCTGATGATGATGAAGTGCTGTATGCTATGAAAGAGACGCCTAAGGCAGTGCTTCTGAAAGGCATTGCAACAGAGTCTTGGGTTCCGAAGTCATGCATATCAGAAGCGAATGCTATCGATTTTGATTCTATGTATTCTTCTCAGGAGAAGAGCATAAAATTTCCGATCAAGCATGACACAGAACACAAGTATAAGAACGTGCTTGCTTTGCCTCTGTATCAGCATCAGCAAGATGTCGTCAAGACGTTGAAAGACAGTCGTCATTCATATCTTGGCATGGAGATGGGCACAGGAAAGACTGCTTCATCTCTTGCTCATATTGCTATACAGAAGCAGAAGTATCCAATACAAATCATATGCGAAAAAGGCCTGATGTCCCAGTGGAAGAGCGAAATACACAAGTTTGCTCCAGACCTAGAAGACAGAGTAAGAATCATAAACTACGACAAGATATTTCGAGATTCTTGCAAAGCGTATCTTTCAGAATTGAAGAAGAATCGCTACTTTCTTATACTTGAAGAAGTTTCTTGTCTAGGACATATAGAAGCTAAGAGAACGCAGAAGTCTATAGAGCTAGCTAAGAATGCTTTTGATGTTCAGATGCTTTCAGGCTCTTTCTACGGCGGCAAACTAGAGCAATTCTATCCAGTCTTCACTATTCAGGGCTTTACTGGCTCTAAAGAGCAATTTGAGAGCATGTTCACAATAAAGATTCCTAGTGTCAAATCTGTAAGGACTAGATACGGATACACTAAAATCAAAGACGAAAGAATTATCGGATATAAGAACATTGATTTGATGCTCAAAAAGTCTTCTAAATCTGGAGCTGTGTATCTTAAGACAGAAGACTGCATAGACTTGCCTGAGACAGTCATATCTAGCGTATATGTAGCATTAGACAGGAAAGCAGTGAAGTATGAAGGTGCATTCTACAAGCTGCAGAACACTATTGACGACAATGAAAAAAGAGGCATGCTCGCTAAGATAAAGCACATGAATTCTTGCGCAGACAACAAGCACAAGCTTGATGCTATAGAAGCTCTTCTTAGCAAGTCATCAGATCGCTTTGTCATAATGTATTCGCTTGTAGATGAATTAGACGCACTTAAGAGAATTTGCAAGAAAGCTAATCGAAAAGTATCAGAATGGAATGGTTCTGTAAAAGACAGAACTGCTTTCGACAAGTATGACAATTCTGTGATGCTAGTCCAATGGCAGTCTGGTGCGAAAGGGCTGAATCTTCAGAAAGCAAACAAGATGATATTCACTTCTCCAATACCATCAGATGCTTACATACAAGCAAAGAAGAGAATACACAGGATCGGCCAGAAAAGAAAATGCTTCTATTGGCTTATCTGCTCTGATGACAGATTCGAAAGAAACAGGTATGAGCAGCTCTTCAAGTCTGAAGAAAGAGTCAATTCTATCGGCTGATTTTACATTGCTAAAAATATGGTATATAATATAACTAATTAACCTATTAAGGAAAGGTTCTTAGTTATGGCAGACTCAGGTATATTCGTAAATAACAAGAATATGTCGTTTGAGGACTTTGGTGAAGACTCAAGAATATTCGATATTGACATGTCTGCATCTAAAGAGAAAGATCGTCTTAAGTCCGATGGATGGGCTATCTTGAAAGATGGTTTGACTAATTCTTTGCTATACAAAGAAGAGAACGGCATAAGTTGCTTTCAAAGAGTCATATCTGCTGGCGATGTAGATGTCAATAGGATGTTCAAAGAAGACATTCCATTCTGTAAGCAATACATGTCAGACAATAGCGTTGGCAAGTCGTATTTTGAATATCTTCCAGTCATTCTAGTTCTTAAGAACACTAAGACTACTAGACGTGGTGGAATACGAAAAGTCAATATCAAAGAGAATGACGCAAAAGTTGTAGGCTTTGATTCTTCAAGGCTTTCAGTATATGATGAAGAACCAGACGATGTGTGTCCAGTATGCTTCATGATACGAGCAAATGGCCACTGCTTTTGCGATGGCATAGCATTTTAATATCAAAAACAACAACAAAAAAGGAATCGCAATGAAAAGAAAAGACAAAGTCTGCGACATGTCATTATTCAGCATTCAGTCTATAGACGACTGGGATGTAAATGACATCATAGATTATGCTGGGTTTGATAGTGAGACTTATGCAAAGCTTGATGATGCAGTTATTCCTAAGATGTACAGACTTTTCAACGTATGGCCTTTAGCAGATGCTCAGAAGCTTGTCAGTGATGTCAAGGAAGAGTATTCTAGGTCGAATCTGAAAGACATCGTAGTAGACAACAGCATCTATATCTCGGAAGAGATTGACATGCTAAGCGTAAGCAAAGCATTGAGCATCAGCAACAAAGACAAAGTATTCCGAGTAGATGACTTCAATATTATGAAATCATTCGATAAAGCGTCTGTAAGAGCTCCAAAGACTAATGAAGAGCTTTCTGAAGCGAAGTATTCAGCTTTTGACAGAATCATGAAAGATTTTGACAATCGAAGGTTTCAGAAGTCTGCTGTAGAGAATGCTAAAGAATCGTTAGAGTTTGCTATTCATGACTATTTAGAGAATGCAATCTGTCGGTATGATGAATACGGTTTGCTAATGATTAGAGGTCTGCATCAAGCAGAATACTTCATTCGCAAAATCGTCGGCAAAAGGAATTTCTCTGAGAACACATGGAAGATGCTTTCTTTCGCTTATGCGATTGATGAGAGGAAGTATTCTGGTGACTAAAGCTACGCCAAGAGACTACTTCAAGAATATAGATGCAGCCTACATCAATCTAGATGTTGCTGTAGAAAGACGAGAAGCGATAGAGAATTCTTTTGCTAATGTCTTCAGAAGTCTAACAAGGGTTGTTCCAATAGACTTCAAAGACAAGTTTGCTGTTGGTGTAGATACCAAGTTGCGGCTTATGGACGCTTTGCAGAACTATGATGAAAAAGGGTATTTCAAGTGTTCTGATCAGTATAGAATAGAAGACATGGACAGTTTCAAGCATAGAAAGAACGATTGCGAATATGTCAATTCTGTCTGGACACCTGAACAATATGCTGCTCAAGAAAGCTTGTCTCAAACATACAAGCAAATTCTTAAAGACTTTCTAGCTAGCAAGCTAGAACATATCATGATTTTCGAAGATGATGCACGTGCTAGAGATTTTATGAATGACGAAATAGATATTCCTGATGATGCAGAAATTCTAGCATGGGGTGGAGCTACATCTTCTACTCAGACAGATGCTAAGCGTTTTGCAAATACAGAATCTTTTCATTTTCGTAGAGTAAGTGGCAAACGTACAGCATGGTATTTTACAGCTTATGAATTCACAAGAAGTGGCGCTACTAAGCTTCTTGAAGATTTTGAATCAGTTCCTGCATATACTACAGATACGATTGTCAGATATACTTTAGATAGGTCGATTGCTTATCATCTTATTCCAATGGGCTTTGTGCAAGGTGGTTCATCATATCTTGCAAGAGAAGGTGTTCAGATGCCATTGACTAGAGAAGAAGCAAAGACTTACAATCTGCAAAACATCATTAAGCCTAAAAGCAATAATTCGAAATAGAACGAATGGAAATATTGGAATGACTGTCATGAGACCTGCTGACTACTTCAAGACAATTGATGCAGTGTACATCAATCTAGATGTTGCCACAGAAAGACGAGCCTCTATAGAACACGATTTTGGCAATGCATTCAGAAGTCTTACAAGAGTAGAGCCTGTTCATTTCGACGACATGTTTTCAGCCGGTGTAGATGCTAAAATCAGGCTTATGGAATCTGCTAAAAGCTATGATGAAAAAGGATATTTCAAATGTTCAGAGCAATACAAGGAGATAAGTGCTGATCGTTTCAAGAAGCGAAAAGGTGGCAGCGTCCATGCTAATTCTGTATGGACACCAGAACAGTATGCTGCACAAGAAAGCCTGTCTCAAACATCTAGAAAGATATTGCAAGCTTTTCTTAACACGTCTTTAAGTAGTTTGATGATTCTTGAAGATGATGCTCGCGCTAGAGATTTCATGAATCAAGAACTTGACATTCCAGATGCAGATATATTAGTGTGGGGTGGGGCTGTTACATCTGCGCAGTCAGACGCAGACAGATTCGCTAAGACAAAATCATTCAGCTTCACCAAGATCAATGGAAAGCATAGCTCTTGGTATACAACAGCATATGAAGTGTCAAGACTTGGTGCAGCTAAGCTTCTTGAAGAGTATCTTGCTCGTCCTGCTTACACTACAGATACAGTATGGCGATATGCTTTTGATGAAGTAGACACATACAGGCTTTCACCAATGGGCTTTGTTCAGGGAGCGTCATCATATCTAGCTGATGCAGGCGTAGCAATGCCATTGACTAGAGATGAAGCTGCAGCGTATTGCTTCGAAGACATGACACATCGGACTAGGATTGTACAAAAGAACAGAATGGTTATATAATTATAAATATAAGGATTAAGAAGATTCCTTAGAATAACTTCTACAAAAAAGAAAGAATCACGAATGATTCCATACGTTGAATTGATTGGTCCAGACAGGTCTGGAAAGTCAACTATACTAAATTGTTTCAGAAAACGTCTTGGAAAAGACAAATTCTCTTTTGAGTTCATTCAAGACAGAGGCATTGCAGATAGCATTGTTCTTGATGCTTATTTCGATAGAACTAATGAAGATGTTCTTGATGAAAGACTAGCTTTTCTTGAATCTGCAAAGCAGCATTACGAAATCATCTATGTGCATTCTAGTGCACCTATTCTTCAAGATAGAGTAGATGAAGAATTTGACAAAACTGATGCAGAAGACAGTTTCATGAATAAAGTCAAAGTTGATTCTAGCAAGCAATTAGAGCTTTATGACTTCTATTATGGTATGTTCAAGTCTTTCATGCCATTCGTTTTCGAATACGATACTGAGTCGCATTCTACTGATTTCATTGTAGACGAATTGCTGAAGAATAGAAAAGAAAAGGATTCGTAGATGTCATACATAGGACTTCATCAACACGCTGATTCTTCATGTTTGGATGGTTTTCAAACTCGTCAAGAACTTGTTTCAAGAGCAAAAAGTCTTGGCATGAATGCTGTAGCTATAACAGATCATGGAACTTGCGCAATTCATGTCAAGTTTGCGCAAGAATGTGCTAAGCAGTCAGATGACAATCTTACTATCAAGCCGATATTCGGTATAGAGTCATATCTTGTAGACGATGTTCATGATATCATGACAGACAGGATAGCTCATACTAGAGCTGGAAAAGTCAAATACAATAAAGAGACTGGCGAGCCTGAATTAGAGAAGCAAAGAGCTTCAGACTTCAATCATTGTTGCTTATGGGCTCAGAATGACAAAGGCTTGGAGAATCTTTGGACTGTGTCTACTCTTTCATATACTGAAGGGTTCTACAGAAAGCCACGTATTGACTTCAATATGCTTAAGAAGTATGGTGAAGGCTTGTTCATATCCGACGGTTGCATGCTTTCTAGAGTATCAAGATGCATAGCTAACGATGATATCAAAGGTGCAGTTGCATGGGAAAAGAAGCTTATTGATGCTGTTGGCAAAGAAAATGTGCTTGTAGAGATTCATACATGGCAATTCTGTGACCCAAAGACTGAAGAGCAGTTCAATCTAAATAGCATAATGACGAAGACTAATAAAGTCAAGATTGAAATTGCTAAAGAGCTTGGTCTTAGAACTATAGCAGTCAATGATGCTCATTATGCAAAAAGAGAAGACTATCGCTGGCATGAGCTTGTATGGCAGTCAACTACAGGAAAAGGTAGCGATCTGAATGATGACAAGACTAGTGGTCGTGGAGAGACAGCCGCTTGGGTCATGTCCGAAGATGAATGCTTCTATTGGCTAAAGAAGCATGGTCTTGATGACGAAGACATTCAGACAGCTATAGACAATACTCAATGGGTTGCAGATCATTGCAATGCAAAAATCAAATTCGGCATGGTGCCACCACGATATGGTGACTCTAAGGAAGACGATGACAGACTGCTTGAGAAGCTTGTCTTAGAGGGTGCTAGAGAAAGAATTCCTTCTGTAGATCAAGCTCAAGAATATATGGCAGAGCTTAAGAAAGAGCTTGAGCTTATAGAGAAGACAGACTTGTCAGGATACTTCCTTATTGTCTGGGATTATGTCAACTTTGTCTTGTCAGATGACGAAGATGGTTCTAAGTATGGAATAATAGGCAAGAAAGCTTCACTGCTAGGTTGCGGAAGAGGCTCGAGTGGAGCTTCAGTAGTATGCTACTTCTTAAGGATTACTAATATCGATCCAATAAAGAACAGACTGTATTTCGAACGCTTTCTTACTGCAGGTCGTGTTGTATCGTCTGTCAACATCAAGTTTGAAGATGGATGGAAGAAATTCTCACCATCTGAAAAGATAGCTCTATCTGATGGCACAAGCAAAGATGCATGGAAGCTTTTGTATGAAGAAGATGATACAGAATATGGGAAAGAGTTAGATTCTAGTTTCGATTTCAAAGACTGTCCAGATATCGATCTTGATTTTGAAGCTTCAGTCATTCCACAAGTAGATGCATATCTTAAGAAACGCTGGGGCGAATGGAATGTGTGCAGAATCGGTACTGAACTGCAAGGCAAGATATCTACTGCTGTTCATGACGTGTTTGCTATCCATGGATACTCTTCTTCAGACATATTCAGTCTAAATCGGAAGATTGCTGCAACAGGCTGGGATACTGGTGAATATATGGAGCTTCAGACTTATGAAGACTTCATAGAATGCATATCTAAAGATGAAGACCTTAAGAAGATTGTAGATGAGACAGAGTACTTCAAAGAAGCATGGAATTTCGGTGGAAGAATCAGGACATATGGCGTACACGCTTCAGGATATGTGATATCTAAGAATTCGTTGCTTGGCAAGATTCCTCTTCGTGTTGCACAAGGTATTCTTGTCACGCAATTTGCTCATGATCAAGTTGCAGACATGGGATTCATAAAGTATGATGTTCTGAAGCTTTCTTCTCTTGGAACTATACGTGAAGTATATGAGAATGTACACGGCAAGATCGATCCAGATCGCATCTATTCTGAAATGCAGAATGACAAGCTATTTGATGGCGCTACTATATGGAAGCAGACATGGGATGGGGATGTCTTGGGCATATTCCAGCTAGATACTCCATTAGGCAAGACGACTGCAACTAATGCTATGATCAATTCAGTGTCTGACGCTGGCATGATTACTGCTGTTGACAGGCCAGGTCTTGTAAGAAGTGGGCTTATCAAAGACTTCTACAAGGTCAGAAAAGGCGAAGAGGGATGTCCAAGCTACCATCCATTCACAGATTCTATTCTTGAAGAGACTTCAGGCTTTGTCGTATATCAGGAGCAGATCATGAAGATCTACTCTAGACTATGCAACATGAATATGGAAGAAGCAGACAATGTAAGGAAGGTGTTCTCTAAGAAGCAAGTCACTAAAGTGCCTGCAATGAAGAAGTTGCTTTATGACGCATGTCTTAATGACAAGAACTTCATAGACAATGTTCCTACGAAGTACTCATCTCCTGAAGAATGCCTTGACGATCTATGGGTTGGAATATCAAGAACAGCAGAATATAGCTTTAACTCTGCTCATGCAAAAAGTTACGGGATGATAACAGCATATGAGCAGTACATGAAGGTCAGATGGCCATTGCTTTTCGTATGTGCATCTTTGAATACAGATCCAGGTCAGACAGATTTTTTGAAGTATGCTATAGTCCATGGATACAAAGTCAAGACTCCGAATGTCAATAAGTCTACTGACAGATATGTAGTCGATGATGATACGATATACATGCCCATGTGGTCGATAAAGGGTGTTGGTGGCAAAGCTGTTGAAGAGATTCTCAATAACGGTCCATATTCATCATATGACGATTTTCTAGACAAGACTACTGGAAGAGGTGGACGCAAGAAGAATGTGCTTCAAAGTCTAATATCAATAGGTGCTTTCGATGGAGTAGATGAAAGAAGCAGATATGACCTGATGTGCGCATTTGCAGAATCTAAAGGGCTAGAAAAACCATACAAGAAGAATTTCGAATCAGACAGAATAATCGCTAAGATCGAGCAAGAGCTGCTAGGCGTATCACTGTCATATGACGATGTATTGGACAACAAAGACTGGCTTATGTCTGAATCTCCTCAATCGATGGCAGGCCTTATGAAGACTGATGTAGGTGAGTCTACTAAGATTGCTGGCAAGATAACATCTACTAAGACTAAGAATGCTAAGAATGGCTTGATGGCATGGGTAACGCTTAAGCTAGTGTCTCAAGAAGAAGTCAAGATAACAGTCTTTGCAAATTCGTATTCTAGATTCAAAGACTATCTTTCTACTGGAGACTTAGTATCGATAATGTGCAAAAGAAGCTCAGATTTCAATGGTGCTCCATCATTCATATGCAACTATGTATTCAATGAATCTATGCAGCAAGACAAATAGATTAACGACGTTGTTCTCTGTTGACTTAGAATATTAAGTATATATAATTATATATATAGTATACTAGGTATTCACAGAGATAAACGTGATGATTCTGAGTATATAACAGGCTTCAATCTAATAAAGGAAATATCAAAATGGCTATTCTTAATGGCATAGAGAAAGATATCGACAATGCTTTGCATTCTGTATGCGAAGTACTGACTACAAATGACAATCTTACAGTCATTGAATCTGATCTGCTTACGCAGTCTATAGCACATCTTGGTTCAGCTAGAACTTTGATAAAATCAGCTAAGATATCATACAAAGGCAGCTTTGGAGGTTCAAGCAAATGATTGACATGCCATATAGAAAGCGAAAGCAAGTATTCGTTCTAGATTCTAATCTGCTTATGATGAAGTCGGCAGCAGTCTTCAGAAATCTTAGCCTTGAGTCAGGTGAAGAGTCTGGAATAGTCTATGGCTATGTCAGCAAGGTCATGAACATGATATGGCAAGATATGCCAGACTATTTTGTGCCATTGTTTGACAATGGACGATCGAAGTACAGGACTAACATCAGAGCAGAATACAAAGGCAACAGAGGCAAGAAGTCAGATTCTAAGATAAAGCAGTTCGAAGCTTGCAAGGAGTTCACTAGCCTGCTTGGATTCAATCCATATTGCATTGCGAATACAGAAGCAGATGACCTTGCTGCAGCAATAGTAAGCAAGTATGCTAGCAAGTACTACATCAAACTGTGGTCTGCAGACCATGACTGGCGACAATTGCTTAGAGACAATGTAGTGCTCGTCAAGGAGCTAAAAGGCAATAGCGAGCTCATAACAGAAAAGAAGGCGACAGAAGAGCTAGGTCTTGACATTCATAGATGGCCAGAGATTGCTGCGATAGTCGGAGATCCTGGTGATGGAGTATATGGTCTGAAGGGCTTTGGCTATGGAAAAGCTAAGAAGATGCTGTACAAGTATGGCGATCTTTGGAATGCTGTAGCTAACGATGACAAGCTTAAGCCATATTCGAAGACTATTCTTGAGAACTACCAGCTTACGATCTTAGACGGCTCTATTGCAGAAGAGCAGGTCAATATAGAAGCTCATGACATACGTAACATAAAAGACATAGACAGAGAAGCGTTGTATGCTTTCTTTGATAGGTGGCAACTGAACAAGGCTAAGAAAGACTTCGAGAATGAATTCGTCTGATGCATTGTCTAGCATAGAGTTTATGCCTGAGAATGTTCCAGTCTCAGCTAATTTCAGCTCAGATGACGCATACTACTACTGCGATGAATGCGGAGACAGGTTCGATTCTATAGGAGCTCTCAACTTTCACAAGACTAGCTTCCACTATGACAGATGGAAAGACATTGACAGTGCGCAGTATGATGCTGGACAGACATGTCTCTATAATGGCACTCAATGGCTATGGGGCGAATTCAAGAAGGAGCATGCTTTGCCAGATGTAGTCTTTTCGTTCGACTATGACAGATACATACATAGAGACGACTACGACAAGAACATCATGCCAGCATTCTTCAAAGACAAATGCAAAGACTTGCGAACAGGGCTTATGTACGATCTTTTGTCTTTCAGCTATCAATGGAAGATGCTTGACCCTTATGCTAAAGCTGCTTCTCTAGCACATACAGCTGCTCACATAGAGTACATGAATAGTGGAAGAGTCGTTACTAAGAAGTTCAGCCATGGAAGAGTCTTCAAGAAGATAGCTGAATCATATCTGCTAGAATGCTCAAGAACGCAAAATGGCTGGGATGCTACTTATGCTACTAAGAAGTTCAAAGACAGATACAAGGGAGCATGCAAAGAGCTTGCAAGATATCATCCGCTTGCCGTAGTAGAAGAAGGAAGAAGAAAGAAGCTATGCAGCGCAGAAAGTAGCAAGCTATGCAATCTTCCGAAACTGATCTGATTTTACTTTCTGCAATTGATGTTATATAATTAAATTATAAAAAATGAAAAACGAAAGGATATGTTTTGGGTAGACGCAAAAAAGACAATCCAAAATACAAAGAAGACGGATTCGTCACAACGAATCTTGATACTGGAATGCAGATCGTCGATGGAAGCAAATGTCTTAATGACTACCATCTTACTAATGACATAACGATGTTTTCAGATGCGATTATGTTCGCATTCAAATACAATATAGTCGTCAACATCTCTGAATGGTGGCTTGACAATTCTAATGACTTATCAGACGGAAGGATCTACATTGAGAATATGGGCTTTGAAGTCAGCAAACTTCTTCCTAGCATGAAACTATATGATCCGTGGCTTAATGATGATCTGTACTGGCTTAAGTCATGGACACCTGGTGCGAATGTCAACAAGTTTTCTAGCTGGTCTAATATAGAGCACGATACGCCTAGAATACAGCAAGTAGAGCATATACGAGGACCATTCGATCGTTTTGACAAGTATGACATTGACAAGTACTTCAAAAGAGAAGACGTTCTAGAATGGGATGCTGACGTTGATGAAAGACGTAACTGGCAGAAGAATATAGAAGAGAAAGGTGTTCTTTCTACAGAAGAAGGCAAGAACCTTCATTATGAAGAGTCTTCTGGATTGAGCATCGCTGGCAAAATGTGGAAGCCTAGCATCAAGAAGATAAGGGAAGCTGAACTGTCATGAATGTCTTGACTTTTGATTTGGAGACTACTGGCCTTGATTTCGATTCAGACCAGATCACTCAATTTGCTGCAATGCGTTTTAGTGATGGCAAGATAAGGGAATTCCAGTTCAAGCTACCAGCAACTAAGCAATTGTCAGAAGCAGCAGCTGAGAAGACTGGATTCGATCTTGATAGTTTGAAGAAAGATTCGCCATTCAATGACTACAATGAAGCGCTTAAGAATGCTTTGAACGTAATAGTCTCTGCTATATCTAATGACTATGTGATTTGCGGATATAATGTGTCATTTGACTTGACTATGCTTTTCAACAATGCTGCAAGAGAGCTTAACGTCAACAAGACCGCTTTAAGCAAGCTGTTCAATATTGCTTTGGTATATGATGCATATGTCATTGACAAAGAATACAGACGCAATACTAATGGAATGTCAAGGCGTCTTGTAGATGTTGCAGACTTCTATGAAGTGCCAAGCAAGCCCAATCATGATGCGAAGTATGATGTAAGAGCTACATTTGAAGTAATGCAAGCTCAGTTGCAATCGTATAACGACAAGCTTGGAGACAGCAAAGAGCAAATATGCAAAGATTGCAAGCTTGCAGCTATTGCACAAAGAGAATCTCTCAATATGTGGCTAAAGACTAAAGAGCATGAGAAGCTTTACGAGGGATTCCCTATTCTAAAAGAAGCATGACTTATTTTTACTATCGATTTTACAAATGCAGAATTTTGTATTATAATAAAACTATAAGGTTTAATCCAATCATAATGCGGTTGCCTTGAAACGGTTGAGGCTAGTTAGATTCCTTTCAGACCTTGATTGTTTCGTTAATTGTTGCATGCATCTTAATGGTGCATGCAACTTTAATCTTTGCAATTCAAATATTGCATTTTGGGTAATATGGTACTGTATGTAGAGTGTTCTGTATATTGTTGATGTTCGATTCATCAGTTACCTACGCAGTTTCAGTAGGCTATGAGTTAGCAGCATGACGAAAGTCATCATGGTTATATGTGACCACTAACGAGCTGAATGCTATAGCATACAGTCTGGTGCAATGCCAGACATTGCCTTTGTAATTCAACTGGATAGAATGCCCGTCTTCTAAACGGGATGTTGCGAGTCCGAGTCTCGCCAAAGGCACGATGATTGCGGTCTATCATCAAAACAGCCCGCTATCCCCTCATACTTATAATATGCTGAAAGGGTAATTGGTGACATAAGAGTTCAAGTCTCTTGCGGGCTACTTCTATTATAAAAAATGAAAGGAAAGATAGACAAGACAATAGCACGAGATAACGCAACTAATAGCATAATATACGCAATAATTAGCACAAATAGAAAGAATACAATATGTCTAACTATCAAGATCTATTCGAACAGTATCGCAAAAAAGTAGAGTCTTCGAACAATTACGGAAATAGCGTCAATCTCATTGGTGTTACGGAAGAAAATCCGAAGATCTACATCCAGCTTCTTCAGAATGGGCTGTTCGCTATTCCATTCTATCGCTACCATAAAGTGTTTGACGGTGGCAAGAATCGAAACTTCATTGCTCGGTCATTCCTTGGCAAGCCAGATTTCATTCACGATCATTTTCATGAAGACCCTAAGCCTCGTTATGTAGGTAGAGTCCTGCAGCTTGATCGAGACGGCAAAGACTTGACTCCAATGATTGAAGACATTGTCACTACTCAAGAGAAAGCTGACAAGGTGCTTTCAAAGTTCCCGAATCTTGAGCATTCAGATGGCAATGGCAAAGTAACATTCAAGAATCTGTATCGAATTGGCTTCATCAATGTCGGAAAATCTGTTGATGATGAGGTAGCTGGCATTCTTGAAGAGTTTGGAGACATTACGTCTACGCCGCTGTCTTTCTCTCGCAAAGGTGAGAAGCTAGAGACTTCATACAGTGTCATTCCAGCTAGGGAAGCTAAGCTAGATGCAGACATTCTTACAGCGTCAGTTCTTGCTTCTGGTACTATCGACGACTATGTCGATATCTTTGCATCTGAGAAGCGATACAACAAAGCATTCAATCTGAATCAAGACTCTGAAAGCAAAGCTGCATCAGAAGAGTCTGTTGCTTCGAAAGCAGATGAAGATGATGCAGAATCTAAAACAGACAGCAAGCAAGATATCGCTGCAGCAATCAATGATCTGTGGAAAGACTAGAAGTTCTGTAGAATCTAGATCATTCTCAGATTTCGGTTCATTCACGAACATATAAGATGAGTTCATGCCAGTCTCTGCATCATAAGAATATTATGGATATAGTATTATATATTCAATTGATTAGCTATGGTCAGAGATTGGCATTCTCATTATTTTTCAACTGATTCAGATTCACGTTGTAAGGCAAAAGAATACAATATGGTAACAGCTATCGATAAGCTTAAAGCTAGTCTTAAGTCTCAATTTGGGGATATATCTGCTATGTCTCCAAGTGAGATACCAAACAAGGGTGTTGTTTCTACAGGCTCATTAGGAATAGACTACATGGTCGGTTCTAAGCATGGTATGGGCGTGCCAAGAAACATTGTAGTAGAGCTAGGTGGAATGCCAGGCTCATCAAAGTCTTCACTTTCATTTTCGATAATCGAGCACGTTCTTGAATTGGAATTCTACAGAGCTTGCTTCAAGCGAAAAGTAGAGAAGCTAGTATCTCAAGGAAAATTCGAAAAAGGTGAATTAGACTGGTTCAACAAATTCTATGATGAGCAGATAGCAGACTTGCATGTATGGAATGAGCAAGAGAAGAATGATGCTGTAGATGCAGAGACGTTGACAGACGAAGAGAAGCAGTCTGTCATAGAGAATGACATGAGAAACGGTATCTATCTAGATGTCGAAGGCAGATTCGACAAAGAATGGGCTTCTCATTTCATCAAAGAAGAGTTCTTCAACAAGCTCATTCTTGTCTGGCCTGATACTGCAGAGCAAGCGACTGACATGTACGTAGAAGCTTTGCGAACTGGCACTATAGCAGTTGCAGTATTCGATTCCATAGGTGGAGCTCCATCTCAAAGGACATACTGGAAGTCAGCTACATCTGGAAATGTAGGTGGCAATGCATTAGCTATCACTAGATTCTCACAATTTGCTCAGAACATGTCAAACAAGTATACATGTCTGACAATCGGAATCAACCAGGTCAGAGCAGACATGAGTGGATATCATCAGTACATAACTCCTGGTGGTCTTGGATGGCAGCATGCATGCTCTTTGAGAATCGAACTGAAGCGCAAGAACAAAGATGTCGTATATGATATCGAACCAGGCACAGTAGACTCCCAATACATATGCGGGTACAAAGTTGCTGCAAGACTGCACAAGAATTCTATTGGCATGTCTAAGCAAGCTTGTGAGTTCTGGTTCTACACTAACGATTGCAGATATGGCAAAGCTGGCTTTGGAACTATAGAAGAGCTCATCAACCTTGCTACTCTGTGTGGAGAAGTAGAAAAGGGTGCTGCTGGAGTGTATCGATCAGGATACTTCCCAGATGGCAAGATTCGTGGCTATGACAAGATGGTCAACTACATAAAGAATGATGAAGGCGTCTACAATCAGCTGTATGAAGACATGAAGTCTAGATTGATGTCTGGTGACATACGAAATGCTGTCACAGAATTCAATGATGCTGACGAAGAATAATCCGATTTTACTTTTTATTGCCTATAGTATATAATATAATTATAGACTTGGAGACAACAATGGCTAATTCTCATGAAAGCTTCCCAGACTGGCATCAGCACGAAAAAGACATATCTGACATGATTCAAGCTGATCAGACCACAGCTTCTGGTTCCGTATGGTATGACAAGACAGACGTGACGACAAGAGAGCATCCGTTAGATAGAGAAGTGCAATTCCAAGCTGATGGAAAGTCAACTCACTTCAGCAAGTATTCTATCGATGTGCATTTCATGGAAGAGAACAGACTTCGTGCAGTTAAGACTGGCAAGATCTTCCTTCTTCCTGTTCGTTTCGAACTTACGCCAGACAGACATGAGAAATACGACTATGTCGTTCTGTCAATGGACGATTTCAGATTCGTCACTGGTCTAGACGAAGTGAAAAGCATGCGAGAGAAAGATGCTAATCGCAAGAACAAAGAAGCTGCATTCAAGAACAAGATATCAGCCGTCATCGAGTCACTTTACAATATGGCTGCAGACAATAAGCTGTCTTGTAATGAGCTAAACATCATATACAAAGCTTGCGATGCTCTCGATGAAGGCATGAATGAACTGTGACAGATTCATTAGAGCTTGTATCTGCTGTTGCTCAGTCTAGCAAAGAGAGGCTTGCGAAGTCTAGCATATGTAGAATATGCTCTCTAGAAGTATCTGAAAGGCGAGTCTTAGAGCAGCTTATAGCTTGTGGAGTGCCCAATACTGTAATCATACATATTGCGAGTCAGATGTTCAATATCGAGATCAATGGCTCTATTATAGCTAAGCACATTGATCATCTTCCTGCTAAACTGTTCATGTACAAGGAGATAATAGAGAGACGAGCTAAAGAAGCTGGCATATCTCCAGATGATACTGCTAGCAGACTTACTCCAGTCGCTTACATAGAGATGCTTCTCAATGACGCAGCTCAGACACTTATCGACAATCCTAAAAGCACTAATGCATTCGTTGGAATGCAAGCTGCCAAGACTTTGATAGACATCGAAGGCAACAAAGCTTCTCAAGAAGATGTCATGCTTTGGGTTTCTAAGTTCAGGCAATTGGTCGGTGCTATGAAGACTGTATGCTCTCAAGATCAGATAGACAAGATACTGAAAGTTGTAGAAGATGAGTGAGTCTGATATATCAAAAGAAGAAGCTGAGCAGAAGTTCGATGATTTCAGAAAGACAAAAGCTTTGCTTCCATGTCAGTATCTGCCATCTGCTTATTTCTACAGACGATACTGGATATGGTCTTCGCCTACTGATGTTGATGACATAAGAGTCGTAAAGAATGTTTGCGATACTTGTCCTCTTAAAGAAGAATGCAGGGAAGTCGGCAAGGATGAGCCATATGGCATTTGGGGTAATGAATATAGAGAGCATTGGGCTGAAAGACGAGACCTAGACGTCGACAGGGAACCATATGCTTGATTTTTTGTCATATGATTGTACATTGTCAATCATTTGATATATAATAATAATACTATAAAATACAAAAAGAAAGGATTCATTTTGAACAAAAGCAACAAAGACTTTCTAAGCAAGAAAGCTTCACAATTTGATTGGGAAGACATCCTCAATTCACAGATGGCATTGCAATCTGCTTATCATGTAGATTTGAATGCTAAAGGCAAAGATAGATGCCGTCTGATAAAAGACATGGCTTTCTCATGCGAATCAGAGCTTCATGAAATGTTGCAATGTGTTTCATGGAGAGACTGGTCTGATAGTGATGACATAGATGAAGATGGCGTAAAAGAAGAGCTACGTGACTCATTCCAATTCTTCGTCAATCTTATGCTAATAATGAAAATGTCACCTGAAGAGCTATTTGAAAGAGTCAAGTCCAAGCAGAATAAGAATTGGGACAGAATCTCTTCTAATTACAGCGAGCATATCAATTCTAAGGATTCTGATGGATCAGACTATAGTAATGCAATCTGAACCTTCTATGTCTGATGAAGAAATGCGATATGACTTTCTTTCAGACAGAGATGTTCTTTATGTCTATTCTGTATATCCTGAATCTAAGAAGAAGTCATGGTGCCCAACTTGCAATGGTAGTGATGCTAATTGCGATCACGAATTGCAAAGGCAATTGTTCAAGCATTATGCGAATGCAGGCATAGGTCTTACATATCAACGGCTTTCATGGAAAGACTACAATGGACCAGAAGATGTGAAGAAGTTCTGTCAGATATATGCAAGTCAATCTAAAGCTTTCAAAGAGAACAATGTCGGACTAATGCTTCTTGGCAATAATGGAACAGGCAAGACTACTGTAATGTCATTGCTATTGAAAGACTTGGTAAGACAAAGAGCTAAGTGCTTCTTCACAACGTATTCGAATCTAGTTCAAATGCTTGGTGGCTCGTTTTACGATGAAGATGCAAGACGGCTTTATGCTGACAAGATTATCAAGTCTACTTTCTTGGCTATAGACGACATAGGCAAAGAGATGGCTAACAAGTTGACTGTAAATGCTATCGATAATGTTCTTAGACAAAGAGTGCAAGCTTCTAGACCTACTTTCCTTACGTCGAACATGACAAGAGGTCAGATAATGAATGAGTATGGAAGATCTGCTTTCAGTCTGATAGCTGAGACCTCTAATGCATTCGATTTTGACGGATACGATGTCAGACCAGATGTAAGAAAGCGAAAGCTTGAAGATGCAGCTAAGGGTATCATTCATCCCATCATTTGAAAGAATGTAACAACAGCTTATGGAAGAAGCAACTAAATTAGAAGACATGGCTGTCTACTTGATGACAGATCTGACTTCATTGAAGAGAATGTACTCTCTTGGTCTTAGAGAGACTTACTTCGATGATCTATTGAACAAGAAAGCATTTGCGTTCTCTGTAGAATACTGGCAAGGTTCTAATCTTAAGAAAGCACCTACAAGCAGTCTGCTTGAGAAGGAAGTCCCAAGCCTACATGTGAAGTCGACAGACATATCTGCTACATATATAGTTGATGCTCTTAAGAAACGGCTTATATCGAACAGGATGAAAAGAGCTTTGCTGGATTCGGCAGACTCTTTGAAAGAGCATCCTAAAGAAGCCCTAGAAATTCTGTCTAATCAGCTATGGTCTATTTCGAAGCAAGCTAAAGACAGAAAGAATGTCTCGGAACTGTATGATACTGTAGAAAGTCGAAAAGAACGATATCATAAGCGTTCTAAGATGTCGAAGAATGGTCTTATTGGCGCATCTATAGGTTTCCCAGAGATCGATCAAGTCACAATGGGTCTTGCAAATGGAGAGCTATGCACAATAGCTGCTCCTACTAAGACTGGCAAGACATGGATTGGCCTAAAGATTGTTGCAGAAGCTATGAAAGCTAAGAAGAGAGTAGTCTTCTTCACGCTTGAGCTTTCTGTAGCAGATATCGAAGATAGACTTGACGCTATTCTGTCTGGCGTATCATATTCAAGGCTTTCTACAGGCACATTGTCATCTATAGAGATTGGAAAGCTGTCAAAGATTCAGCAGTCATATGATTCATATGGAAAAGTACTGATTTCTAAGCCACGAATAGGTGAAAGAACAGTTCCAGACATGATGAAAGTAATACGAGATTTTGATGCGGAGTTAGTAGTCATAGACCAGCTTTCATTCATGGAAGCATCGAATCCTGGAACATCAAAGACAGAGAATGCATCTAGAATAATCGATGAGCTTAAGATGTCGATATCTGAAGACGAAGACAGCATGATTCCAGTCTACTTGCTTTCTCAGATGAATAGAGCTGCTTCATTCACAGAGAATGGAAGAGGAAAGCTGACTAATATCGCTCTTACTTCGAACATAGAGAATGCTTCAGATCTGATAATAGGCCTTGGCTCTACTAAAGAGCAGAGAATCAACAACACTATGGTTCTTGAGATTCTTGGGTCAAGACGAACTAGCATGAGGTCTTGGCTGATATATCGAAATCTTCAAGACAAGACAGACTTCCACGTCATAAAAGAGATGACAGAGGATGAAGACGCAAGCGAAGAGGTAGAATCATAATGCACTACATTCCAGGTAGAAGCTTGAGAATAGCTTTCGTCACGCATAAAAGCAATCTTCATGGAAGCCTGACTTGGTTCAATTCTATGAAGGAGATAGAGTTTTTGAAGCAAGTATTCAAGGGCTCTGTTGTTGATGGCGTAAGCATGAAGCCTGATGCTAAAGATTTCAATACTACGTTCAAGCAGGCATCTAAAAGACGTTACGACCTGATCGTCATGAATCTTCAGAAGAAGTATGATTCTGAAAGAAAGCACGCTGGCTTCAAAATGATGAATGATTTCATCAAGCAATCTGAAGCGCCTGTGCTAGCGCTTGTAGATGATGTAGTGATAGCAGAATCGCCATCTACGAATATGTCTTCTTTCGACAACAAGATGGCAGTGATAGGAATGAAGATAGACAGCAAGAAGCTGAAAGATGCTGGATATCATAATGTCGTCATCTCTAACAGAATCAAAGACATGTCTGTCATGCTGAAGTCAAATAGACGTTTCATTACTTCGGCTAAGTCTGTAGACTTCGCTTACATTGGAATGCTTCGCAACAAGAGACTTAGACTAGTAGTAGATGCTTTCAATGCTCTTTCGAGAGCAGGATATTCATGCAAATTCTATGGAGCTGATGCTATCTATGACATGGATTCAGAAGAATCTTCTAATATTCTGCATTCTGCTGAGTTTGAAGTGCTAGACAAAGTAGATGCTGATAAAGTAGTAGACGTCATGTCTGAAGCTATATACTCCATTCTTCCAAGATACGATTATGGAAAAGACATATTCTCAAACAGGATATACGAAGATGATTCTGCTAACTGCTTGATGCTAGCAGATGAGCAATATGGCCTCCATGACATTTTCGATAAGGAAGTAAGATATCAGAATGACAAGGATCTGATAGCTTTAGTCAAGCTGTTCGATGATCATCCAGAACTGCAGTCGTACATGCTTGACCAGCAGCATGTAAGCGTAGAGAGAGAATATCATGCTTCCAGAGCAGAGCTAGAGCAAGCTTTGATAGATTCTGTAAAAGAGCTTCTGTGATGAGCTTAGGAAGACTTTCTGCTATAGAGATAATCAGAAGATATCGTCCAGACAGCAGAATCATAGTAAGCGGAAGCTGGATACGACATTCTTGCATAATCGATACGGTAGATCCGCATCACAATCACGGTGACAGAAATCCGTCTGCAGGTCTGAACAGCCAATCTGGAGCTTATCTTTGCTTTGCATATTCTGCTCATGCTTTGTCATTCAACAAGCTGAAGCAGATAATGCATCTGCAGTATGACTTCGAGTCTGAAAGAAGAGAGCTGCCATCTGACTTCAAGAAAGCTATGGAGTCTAAAGTATCGAATGATGACAAGCATCTCATAGACCTAAGACCATACAAGCGAGTCAATCATCAATACATGCTAGACAGGGGCTTTCTAGAGTCTACTCTTGATGCTGCAGACATAAGGTATGACGACATCAATGAAAGAATAGTCATACCAGTGTATGAAGACGGAATGTGCGTAGGATATCAAAGCAGAGCAATAAGAGATTCTCAGTTCCCAAGATACAAGAACAGCAAAGGCTTCGACAAGTCAGAGCATGTCTATTCGATATCTGCTTTAGACGAATCTATGCCATTGATCGTATTCGAGTCACCAATGTCTGTAATGCGAGCTTATGACTATGGCATGACTAATTGCGTTGCGACATTTGGAAGCAAGATATCTGACAAGCAAGCTGAATTCATCAATGCATTTAGAGATGTTTTGCTATGGTTTGACGGTGATGGTGCTGGTCAATGGGGAATAAGGCAAGCAATCAAGAAGCTATCATCTACTGACCTGAGGATAGTGGATTCTAAAGACCTTGGCACTAAAGACATAGCTGACATAAGTCAGAATGAAGCTATAGTCAAGATAGTCTCAGCTAAGACTGCTTTAGAATACGCTATTGATTATATTTGATATTAGATAGCTATTCTGTATATCATCAGAATTACGACGTTTATCTCTATGAACTTCAAGTATCAAAGATATATAATTATATATACATAAAATTCTAAGTTCACAGATAACAACGTCGTTAATCTGTACTAGATTTTACAATTGTTCAATAATGATATATAATATAAATATAGTTGAATAGAAAGGACTTAAATGTCAACTACGTTAAAAGATCTGCAAGCATTTATAGATGACAATCTTGATAAAGTCATTCATAGAGGAATAGATTGCAAATATACTGACGATAAGCTGCAATTCAAAGACGATGACAATCTGTACAATATTTCGCCTGTTGCAATATCAGAACTTTCTGCTATTCTGCATTTGCCAAACAAGTATATAGAATCTATCCCTTCAGATTTGCGTACAATGAACATCATGTACTTTTTGATGCGTTTCGATGGCAATCTTACATTCTCTATCTCAGATGACTCTATTTCTGAAGTCATAGAATCAGACAATGTAAGGCCTGTCGACAGCATCATCTCAGAGCTTTCAGAAGTGTTCGATGCAAATGAAGTCAATGTCATTCAGCCAGAGATTGACAACAAGCATATCTCAATGTGGATTTATTTTGCAGATGAAGTTGCGACTTCTAAGTTCGGTACATTCAATCAAGGGTACAATCTTTATATTGGAACAGGCAAGAAAGATTCTGTGTATTGCAATCCTATTCTTGTCAATCCACTTGAAGAAACAGCTATTGAAGTATTGGTCGATGACGATGATGAAGTAGACAATTCGTCTATAACAGAAAAAATTGAATACGTCATGTTATTCAAGAATGTCTTTGATGCGCTTAATCTAGCTTCTGAAAATAGAATAGAAGACGTTAATGTATTCTTCGATATTATGTCTTCCGGTTTTCATATGACTTCTAAAGCTAAGAAAGCTGTACTAGAAGAATTGCAATTGTCAGATACTTCTACTATATCTGATGCAATAAAAGCTTCATTGTCTGCAGAGACTAGAATGAAGAAGCTTTCAGACGTCAAGTCTATCGCTACATTTATAGGAAAGTACTCTGAATTCAAGAACCCGAAATTCTGCTCTGAATGCGGACAACCAATCATTGAGGATGTGAATCTTTGAAGCTAGCAATATTGATCACAGAGAAAGATTCAGAAGCATCGCTTGTCAATATCATCAATGATGCTATGCATGTCAATGATGCTAAGATATTCGTAGTAGATGACGGGTCAAGAATTCCAATCTCTATAGAATGCAATAGCAAACTAACAGTTTTCAGGCATGATAAGAACATTGGCTATGGAGCAGAAATGAACTTTCTGCTTGATTGCATAAAGGATGACGACTTCGATTATGTCATGTTTGCAGAAGCAGATGACAGAATAGATTATGTCAATCTCAATGAAGTCTTGCAAAAAGTTAGCAACTTGCCATGCTACTATGACATGATCAAGTGCTCGTATTACAAGAGACAGACACCAGAAAGTGAGTTTTGCATTCCAGAATCTGAATTAGCTTTCTATGAAGATGGTCTTCTGAAGAACAAAGACATTCCTATGATGTTAGATCATCATAATGCTATCTGGTCTATTCTTTATTCTTCTGCATTTATAGAGAATCATAGTTTTGTAGAGGCTAAAGGTGCTGGATGGGTAGACATACCTTTTGCGTATGATACTTTGCTAGATGCTGATGCTATATACAGAATTGCAACACCAATCTACAAATATACATTGCATAACGTCACTAATTCATCAGATGTTTTCGATGCATCTACTCCATTTGCAAGATTGCTAGATGTTCAGAAGATTTTGTTTGATGAAGGCATAGACAATGTTCCTGTAGAAGTTCTGTGGTGCTATATTCATCAAATTCTGAAAATGATAGATCTTTGCTTCTACAACAAACGAAAGCTTTCTGAATATCAAACCAGCAGATTTGCTATCTATCAATGCATGAACTTCATATACAGCATCGTGAATGACAGATCATTTGCTAACATATTGCGTGTCTTCAAGAATGACAGAAGTCTTCTTGACGATGTATCTTCAGAGCAAATAGCTATTTTAGACGACTTCAATAAGAACGGCAATATAGACAAATGGATAAGCAGTCTTTAAGAAAAGTCTTAGAAGCATTTCAGAACGATGCTGGTGCATCTGAAACAGAGAAAGCATTAGCGACTAGACTTCTTAAGACTATTCCTAAACTGTCTATTGTAAGTGAAGACAAATCAGTAGACATAGCTTTCGACATTGCGATGTCATCCGACCTAAGAATGGAAATAGCTAAGATTGCTTCTTCATATGGCTGTGTCATAGTATATGATAATGATACGACGTACATAAGAGGAAGACACAATCAAGCTGTCGCTTTCAAGTACATAGTAGACAATGCTTTGTCTTTATGCAAAGATATCGATGATATAGACGTAGCGATAGCTGTTCTTAGAAAGATAGGCGAATCTAAATACAGTATCGTTGCATCATTGCCAGACGTAAAAGACTGCAATGTAGAATATGTGAAGACGAAGCATATTGGAAAACGAAAAATGAACAAAGCTGATAAGCTACTTTCTTAATAGTTTCATATTATATCATCTGTATTTTACAATCTTCAGCAAATGGTATATAATATAAATATAAGGATAAAACAAGCAATGAAAGGAAAAGCAATGAAGACAGCTATCGTACCAAGGCATCCATTCACAGAGGTTTCTAGCAGCAGTATGAAAGCTTGGGTGTCAGAAGCTTCTAAAGAAGATGTTCTTCAAGAAGTTTCAGAATACAATGACAATCTAGAAAAATTCGAAAAAGCTGTAGTTAAAGCCAATAGAAGCGATGCTTCTGTAAAGACATACTCTGATGCATATGTTCATGCATCTAAGCTTGCAGCATACTTCAATGCTGCATTAGACAAAATCAAGAATATCGCTATTCAAATTGGAACTTTTGAATCTGACGAATACAGTCTGAAATTCTCAGTTGAAGGTGGCAAAGAAAAAGCTAGAGAATACGATCTAGATGCTCTTAAGAAAGATCATCCAGATGTATACAGAAAAGTCACATTCAAGAATGGCAAGCCAATGCTTAAAGCAGATCGCAAAAAGCTTGATGATGAAGCTAGCAGACTGAAGGCAGAGCTTCAAGAAGTCAATAAGAAGATCATTGAAGACAATGCCAACAAGCAAGTCTATGTAAATGAGCAGCTTTTTGACAATGCTGTAGAATCTGATCCAGATATTGCTAATTACAGAACAATCAAGTACGGATCTAAGCGTTTCCAGGTTCGAGAGCTTAAGGATTAAGTCTTGCTTCTATCGGATACTTCTATCAAAAGAATCAATGCTATCGAGCCATTCAATGAAGACAATTTGCAAGCAGCGTCATATGATTTGACATTAAGCAACGTATTCATTGTTACAGATGCAGAAATACTATGTCCTGGAGATGCAAGTCTTACAAGAAAATGCTGCTCCACAAAATTAGTAGCGCATCAGTACAAGCTTATGCCTAATGAATTCATCTTGTCTTCTACTATTGAGAAAGTAAGAATTCCCAATAACATTGGAGCAAGATTCGAAGGCAAATCATCTCTAGGTCGCATTGGATTAGCTACTCATATAACTGCAGGCTTCATTGATCCAGGTTTTGAAGGCAACATCACGCTTGAGATAAAGAATGAAGCATCGTATCCAATACTTCTCACTTGTGGGATGAAGATAGGACAGATATGCTTCTACTATATGGATGAAGCTAGTTCTGAACCGTATGGAAGCACTAGCAAGTCGCACTATCAGAACCAGTTATCAGCGACTAGTTCATGGTATGTATCTAGTTTTACAAAGTAGCATAAGTAATATATAATTATATTAAATAGTTTTATTATGAATATGGAGAATAATATGAAGGTCTCAGAGGAATTCAGACAAGCTATTGATAAGCCAGAAGGCAATATCAGAGTATATTTTGCTAATTCGTGGTTCAATGAAAATAAAGCAAAAGCTTCTGATTTAGGTTTCGATGTTCTAAAGAAGTTCGATGTGGAAGTATTCAATCCGCGTTTTGATTCTCCACAAATTGGAAAGAATCCAACAGAAGCTGAACGACAAGCTAATTTCGATGCAAATCTTTCTGCTATGCGAAGTTCAGATGTTCTTATCGCTTCTACAGAAGGACTTGATTCTGGCACTATCTGGGAATGCGGCTATGGTTCTGCTTTAGGAATTCCAACATTTGGTTTTGCACCATTGCTTCCAGAAGGTGTGCCATTCAATCTAATGCTTGCACAATCTATGAAGCATATCTTCCTTTCAAGCGAAGCTCTTGCTTCTTATCTTAAAGATGGCAAAGAGCCTGACAGGATTGGTGCTTGCTAATGTTGACTGATGAAGACATTGTAGATTCAGTAATCGATTCTGCGAATGAGATTAGTGGACAAGCTTATGTAGTCAGATACAATGGAAAGCCAACTTTGCATAGGCAGAATCTTTATGAGCATCATGGATCTGTAGCTCAGTTGCTGCTGTTGCTATTCAAAGTCTATGATGTTCCAGAATTCGAGCAATTGAATGCTTTGAAACGTGCTTTGACGCATGATTTGCCAGAGATATGGCTTGCTGACATCCCGTTCAACACTCATGTAGACAATCCGCATTTTTCTGAAGCATATGACAATTCTGAGCAGAAGATACTGAATAGCAAGCTAGACAAGTTCGACTATTCAGTCTCAAAGTATAGCAGAGTATGGCATTTAGTGAAAGCAGCAGATTGCTTAGATGTAGTCTTGTTCTGCAAGCAAGAGTTCAATCTTGGCAACAAGTCAGATACAGTCATGTCTATGTACAAGCAGGATGTAGAGCTAGCTGCAAAGCATTTAAGAGAATTGGATAGCAATTATGCAAGATTTGAAAAGTAGACTTAAGTTCAACAAAGAAGTACTAGATGCTAAAGCATCTCAGATTGATGAGATGGTAGAGTCTGTAATCAAAGACGTCAATGACGGAAAGAGCTTCAAAGACGCATCTAACAAGTATGGCAAGTCACCATACAATGTAAGACGCTTCATAAAAGCGTATCTTTTCAAGCATGATCTGTCTACTAGCGACATCTTCGAAGACAATATGAAGAGCATTGGCGGAAAGTATCATAGAGAAGACATGCAAGAGCTCATTGACAAGATCTCAGAAATCGCTGAATTTGTGAAAGAAGGGCATACTATTGCAGATGCTAGCAAAGCGTTCAATGTGTCAGCAATGACTATCTACAAGTATCTGGCCATTCTGCTGTATGTAGACCCTGTTGCTGGAGCAGAGTATAGGACTATGACAGACTCTCATAAGTTTGGCATCAGAAAATGAGCACAGAGATAGTATTTGAAGACGAAAGCAAGCCATCGCTTCTTTCTTATCATTTTGAAGAAGACAGCAATGGGAACGATGTCCTTGTAGTAGCAGATTCTAATGACGAAGTCAATGGCATGCGATTCTCATATCCTGAAGACGTATTAGCATTCTCTTGTGTACTGAAAGATGCTTATGCTGACTTCAAGAGCAGAAAGGCTACATCAGATGAATAAGTCTTGGGGAGTAGTAGTGTCGTTTGACACTAAGCTCATGTCTGGATCTGTCAATGTAGCTAGCGGTTATGTTACAGCATTCATGGCTGTCAATACTAGCGTCATCAGAATTCCACAGCCTGGAGAGCTATGGAAGCTAGACTACGACAATGGCTCGTATTCATTTGATTCGCCATTTGCGAAAGACATGAGTGAAGATGCCAGAATACTTCAAGCAGGAGACACTCTCATATCTACACCAGAGATTATGAGCATAAAAGCTAAAAGGCTCGATCTGAAAGATAGCAATGGCGATCTGCTTGATGAGATTGATGGAACAGTCTCTACTAGCAGGATGCCAAAGCAATGGCTGATCGATCTGATAAAAGATGTGATTAAGTAGTGCTTGTAGAGATTGGCGACATGAAACTTACTCCGAAATTCCAGTGCTTTGATTCGTATGGCCCATTCGTTCTGAAAAGAGATGCTATAGAGGCATGCGCCAATCTTACTTCTGATTTAGCTGTGGCGTATGAGCAATTGCAAGCATACAAGTTGCAGAATGACATTCTTGTTGCTAGGCTTTCACGTTTAGAAAGAAATATGAATCTATGAAAAGCAAGATGCTTGATTCTTTACTGAATGCTGTCACACCAGAATCTATAATAGCTAACTCGTTCAAGAGAAGCACTTCTCCATGGAATGACGACCCTATGGAGTTCTTCGAATCAGACAAGTTCTGCAATATGAAGCTGTATCCTAGACAGAGACTGATGCTTAAGCTATGGAATCTGCAATTAGATGACCTGTCTGATTACGAAAAGAAGACATTAGACTCATGGAGAGCTTCTTTCTCAAATGATCAGTATACGATAGGCGTCAATGAGGACATATATGAAAGAGTAGCAATTCTGAAGAAGAACGGCTACTTGTGGTTCAATACGATCGTTCCGATTCTTGGAAGACGAGCATCCAAGACTATGATGTCTGGTGCTCAGCTATGCCTTCAAGATGCTACTTTGATGTGGGATGGCATACCATCTGTCACTGTAGATGATGCTGGCGAGGGTGAAGACAAAGATGACTCTACATATTCGTTTGTAATGGCTAAGACGCAAGGCCAGGCTAAAGAGACTACGTTCGCAGCTCACTATAATGCAGTAATGCATTGCAAATGGCTAAAGCAATACATTGAAAGAGCTACTCCGTTCGAGATAAGATTTCAGACGTTCGATGACAGAATGCAATCTATCGATCTAGTAAGTCAGGGAATGCCGCTTGAAAAGCCAATCTCATCATTTGTAGCAAGGCCTGTGTCATCCGATTCCGATTCTATACGTGGTAGAGCTTGCGTATCTCCAGATTCGTATGTGCTTGACTATCAAAGACATTGGGTTCAGCTTAGCACTATTCATCCTGGAAGCAGAATACTTGCTTTTCATGAGCATGAACCGTATTCATTGACAGAAGCTGTAGTTCTGAACATGTGGAAGACGAAGAAGGAATGCGTAAGACTGCATGTCTCTAAGAATGTCAATATGCCATTAGTCTGCTCCATAGACCATAAGGTTCAGATGAATGACTGGTCTTGGAAAGAAGCAGGAGCTTTGTCTAAAGGTGACATAGTTCGTACAGCTGACAGCACTAAGACTGTTCTTGAAGTCGAACATGTCGGAGAGCAAGATCTGATAGACATGACTACTTCTTCGCATACGTATCTTGCTAACAACATTCGATCTCACAACTGCGTATCGCTTGCTTATGACGAGATCTTCTTTGCTAATGCTGGGCAGTCGTCAAGATCTGGCGACAGAGGCGTCAAAGCAATGCAGCCAGCTTTGCAGCAGTTCGGCAAATACAAGCTGATGCTTTTCCCATCTTCTCCATGGACTAGAAATGGAGTAGTGTATGACAAGTACTTGCAAGGTAGAGAGCATGTCAAAGAGTACATTGAGAAATACGGTCTCTCAAGCAAAGAGAAAGATGCTCTAGACAAAGACATTGAGCATACGAAGAAAGCTATCATAACAGATCCCACTATATTCGTAGCTCAGTTAGAGTCTTGGAATCTTTATGAAGACTTCGACAGTCAAGCATATGTTCCGACATACTATTCTGGCTTCAAAGCGAAGAAGCTTGTCATAGATGACAATGGCCATAAGACTGAAATAGTCGCAGATACTAATGCTGTTGAAGGAGACTATGTCTATGTAGAATGACATAGATTTTACTTTCTTTCAAAAGTGTTATATAATATAATTACAAAATAAAAAACAAGACAAAGGAATGACAATGAAATACAAGAAAGCATTGCTAGCAATTACGAATATGCTTAACTGCGTAGCAGAAACTGACACTAATCCGAACATTTCGTTTAGAGTGCATTTCAAAGACAAAAAAGATGACAAAGCGCTTAATGACATAAATCAAGCACTAGTCAATCTTGGACTTGATACGTATTCATGCGTATTTGTAGACAAGAGCTACTGGAAAGCAGTATGCGCTGATACGTCTAACAATGTGCATATCAATGCAAATCTTGACTTCGATCTACCCGAAGAAGAATGGTCTGACGATGTCAAGGAAGACGACAGGAAAGCTAAGAGACTTGCTTCGAAATCGTATCTGTCTAAAGAGCAAGAAGACGCTCTCGAAATCATTCGAGACATAATCAGCATTGGCATCAGTCCAGATGATGCTGCAAAAGTGCTAGAAGCTTTGTCTAAGAAATACGACATCAAGAAGAAAGAGAACAAGATTTGAAGATAAGTTCTGGACGAAAAAGGCTACGAAGCGACATAGCAAAGAGAATCTACTTCGATGCAAGCACATCTTCAGACATCAAAGAAGACTTCAGCAAAGTCAAGCCGCTAATTCAAGCATCTGTGCAACATGACTACACTAACATCAGCAATCATTTCAATGGTCAGCCATTCAAGATCAAATTCTGCAAGACTTGGGTAGAGCATCATTGTCTAGTAGTGATGTTCGCAATTGGATATGTAGATGAAGCTAATGACTCTATATACAGGAAGAAAAGTAGGAAAACGCTTTGATTACAGATAAACACGAAAGTTTCGAATCAATAGAATACAATAATCTTTATGGATACGTAAAGAAAGATAAAGTTCCTATTAGCATTGATTTTGACAAAGATGAAATCGTCTATGCATACAGGTACTTTGTTTTCGTATTTGTCGGTACAATCATACGAATAGGCAAGAAAAGAGTTGGCTATTCTACAAGAGAAGAAGCTATAGACAGTTTCAAGAAATACGCTTCTGTTGAAGGCTTCAAATACTAGAAAGATTTGATATCATGGCGAACGATCAAGAATACTCTATCTTAGACGCTTTTGAATATGTGAAAAGCAATGAAAACATTACGTCAAAGCCTGCTATCAATGACTTTGTCTATGTTACTCGCAATACGTACATTGATGGCAATGGCTATTATGGCAAGATTGCATACTATTCAGATGTTTCACGAGTCATCATGCCTGTTCCAGCATTGCTATATTACAATGACAAGTATGGAGTAGACGGAATGCAATACAAGTCTATTCTTGACTTGCTTATGTCTGGATATTCATTCATCAAAATATCTGAAAAGCAATACAATGACAATGCAAAAGTATGATAGCTTTGCTTCAATCTTGATTTTACTTTCTTGTCATTGTGTTATATAATATAACTATAAACAAAAACAAATCTATCGAAAGGAATGAAATGAGTAAGCATATCATAACCGACTACATGGCAGGCGAGGTCGGAGACAGGTATTACGAGGTGCATGTCAACGATCCAAGCGACGGATCGATATATATCGACGTCGTGGACCATGTGGATGGGTCGGACAGTGTAAATCGTTACCATCTCGATTGTAGAGAGTTCGATAGGATGTGGTCGGACATACGGCTTTTCGATCATTTCGAACGCGAGGTACCGGATACCGAGCCCGCCGATGACGACATGGAACGGATCACCGACATCAAGCAAGTGTGCTCGGGTGATATCGAGGTCACGAAGAGCGGCAACCGGTATGAGGTGATTGAAACTGATATCACTCCAGACACTCTCAAGCTGCGCGTTGCCATCCCCGAATCCAACGATGAATACACGTGGCTTCATAATTCTGCTTTCGCGTATGCGCTTCGCCCGAAGCCCAAGGTTCCCACCGAACCGGGATTGTACATGGACAATAAAAAGAACGTGTGGTTGCTGTACGATGATGGCACTCGTCAACTAATACGTCGTGATGGACGGTATGTGAGCTTTGGTCTCAGAAGAAATGGTCTCAGAAGAAATGGTCTCAGAAGAAATGGTCTCAGCCCTAAGTTCGCACCATACTCTCGTATCGACTTGGATGACGACCATGAGTGAACAGGTTGAAAACGTTGTAGCATATATGAAGTTTGAATTTGATTGTCCGTTTTGTGATGGTGTGACTTCTTTAGACCACGACCCGGCAGGAGAAGATGTAGAATGCTCTGATTGTGGTGAAACAGTGCATATCAGTGAAAGTAGATAGTAACTACAATGAATGATTACAAAGACCGTATGGCAACTGAATATTTCGAGTTGAAAGAACGTATATCAAAACTGCGGTCGATGCTGCGCGACTGGACGATAGGACAGCTTGATTTCGAGCCTACATGTTCGTTCGACCTGCTGAGCGCCCAGTTATGTGTCATGGAGGCGTATGAGTCGATTCTCGCTGAGCGTGCTCGAATCGAGAACATCAACCTAAAGGAGGAATCATGAGCGAGCTGATAGCAAAGGATATGCCGGAACCAGAAAACGATGATGTCGTTTTAATTCTATGTGAACGTTATTTTTTGCCCGCTGTACAAGGCGAGTATGGGTGGGTTGTAAGTGGCGCAACGCCACGCTCGTGGGATAGCCTAGTCGCAAGATACAGTGGGTACCCTGTCGAAACATTATCCGAGCATGACAAGCGTATCCGTCGCGAGGCGCTGATTGCGACGGACGAGGAAGTGAAAGCCGTGGCAGACGAGTTAGCGGCATGGAATTTCGATGTCGCGATGAATTCGTGCATAACGATAAATGGCGCTTCCGCTGATTTTAGTAGTCGCTCTTTCGAGTTGCTTGCCAAGCGTGTGTTGAACGCCGCTTACAAGGCGGCGGCTTCCAGCCGGGAGCGTGAATCATGAGTGAACTGATGACCCAGAACATGCCGGAACCGAAAGAGCCGGGACTCTATCTTATTGCAGGCGAAGCCGTTCTGCCGACTGTAGTTGTACGTTGTACAGATGACTTGGATAAGGAATTCCATTGGATGATGGTCGGAAGCACATGGATGTATAACTGGGAGGGCATCCTCTTCGAGTGGCTTCCATCTGATATTGCGTATACCATAGAGTCCCTGACCGAGCATGACGAGCGTATTCGTGATGAGACTGCACAAGACATTGCAAGTAGATATTCAATTACACGTGGACCATTGACACAGGATGAGTTGGACAAGTCACAGAGTCTTCTCGATTCATTTATGAGCGATTTTGTTAAAGCACCAAGACTTGTTGACCATGATCGCGATATAGCTAGCAAGGCATGGCGTGAAGGTCATTCTGCTGGTGAATACGACAGGCTGCTAGACAACATTGACATATCTCCAAATCCATACGAAATCGAATAATAGTGAATATGCAGTTGACAACCAAAGACATGGCAGAATCTGAAGACGTATCGCTGACATGTATAGAGAAAGGCATTCTATGAATTGGCAAGATGTTGTCGTTACGGTGGCTATCCTAGCCGCAATAGTTCTGATTAGCTGGATGAATCGAAAAAAGTAGACATGAAGAATATTCTCATTGCATTGGAGCTGCGAATGACAAGGAGCAGTAATTTTGAGAGACAAGCTCAAATATGCTGAATACAAGCGCGAATACAATCGCAAATATATGCAAAGGAAACGAGAAGAGAAGAGGCTAGAGGAGCTAGAAGATATTGAATTATCTACAGTCAAGGTAGACATTGACGATCCAGCAACATACAAGCTGATACAGAGAATGAGACAGCCGAAAACTAAGAGAGGAAATTTGGAGCTTCATAATATGCTAGATGACGTAGGCAGCTGATCAGATTCCTGATATCGCTAAAGCATACATCAAAATGAGCTGATCACATCTACAAAAGAAAGAAGCAAATCTTATGAAAGACAAAGAAAAGCTTGCTTATGCAATATTCATAGCTTTAGAACAAGCAGACATCATAGATTCTGCTCACGAGTATTCGCCTTCATATCTGTATGACAAAGCTAAGCCTGTCATCATTAAGTGCTTGAATCAACATGATGAAGATTCAAATAGTGCTGACACTATTGACACTACTGACAAAGATACAGATTCTGCAAAGCAACTGTTGTCAGATGCTATCGATACTGTCACTGTCGACAGGCAAAAAGACTATGGAGAAGCTGAAGACTCCTTCAGTGATATTGCTAGACTGTGGTCTGTCATTCTGCATGAAGACGTCTCAAGCAAAGAAGTAGCATTGTGCATGATAGCTTTGAAGATTGCTAGATGCAATAATGGCGACTACAAAAGAGATAGCTGGCTTGATATTGCCGGATATGCAGCATTGGGAAGTCAGCTGTAGCTCCACGAATGTCTCATGATTGCTTGCATGAAATAGAGAAGCAAAAGATTAATATTATTATATTGGTTAGTATTGCAATTGGCCAGAATGATCTGCTACTATCGTACTGAAATGAACTTTTTCATAGAGATAGCATAATGTAAATGATATTATTGAAAGAAGATGATTAGACCAATGTCTGCTTTGACATCTGCAAAATGTATGAAATGCGGTCATATCGGACCCAAGTTAGCTATGCTGAAAGTCTTTGAGAATGGCTTTGTCAAAGGCTACAAGCACAAGAACTGCGAAAGCTACAAGGCAGCTCCAGAAGATACGAAAGACGTAATAGAAGACAGCTATTCAAGGGCTTCAAGCTTGTTCGTCAAGAACAGAAATATGCGAAAGAGTCAGCAATTCTAAGCAGTCATGAATTAGCAGAAAAGGAGACTAAGCTTGCATAAGATGAAAAGCTGGACATTCGAGAATGATGCCAAGACTAAAGTCACTGTCAAAGCAGAAAGACTTCAAGAAGCATACAATAAAGCTTCTAAGTTCATCTACAATCCTGTTCTGATCAGTGTCAAAGAATTGAATGATTTAAGCAATACAGATAATGAAAGCGATAAGAAATGATTAAGTGCCCGTTTTGCAAATCTAATCCAATTCTTGTAGAAGAGAAAGTAGCAAAAGACAAGAAAGAGCATAAAGAGTATAGACTTAGATGCTCTCATTCATCGGGCTTCAAGACTTGCGCATATAAGACTAAAGCTGAAGCTGAAAATCATTGGAACGACATGATGTCAGAATGCATATCTAATCGTATTGCATTAGGAAGAATCTAGCACAAATAATGCTCTCTTGATTTTACTTTCTTGTCATTGTGTTATATAATATAATTATAAATCAAAAACAAACAAGAAAGTGAATCAGGAGAATACATCATGAAACTCAACAAGACTAGAATCAAGCTAATCATTCTTGCTTTTGTAGCATCTATGCTTGTTCTTGCAGTTAATGCTATCCCATCACTATCTGATTCTAAAGGCGAAGTCAATGCTTTCGCATTGCTAGGCATTTTCTTGTTCTTAGCTGCTTGGAAAGGAAACGAAGACTGATGAATGCTATGACTCAAGACATAGAAGCTAATGAAAACGACTGCATCTACTATGACAGTCGCAAATGGCTGAAATGCAATGGTGACAACAACTACTACTGCGACTGGTCTATGCACATCATAAAGATTGCTTATGGCAAAGTCTCAGTCAAGAAGACGTATTCAGACCCGCTCAATGGTGAGAAGTACATACGAGAATCTCACTCATACAAAAGCAATGATGGCGAACGTCATCAAAGAACTATTCGAAGGTATGTCTCTCAGCTTTGCAAAGGCAAGTACGGATTGCAAGAGCCACATATCAGATTCATCACTCGTGGCAATACAGAAAACCCATGGTTCTTCTAGAAGAAAGAGCATGACATGACTAAAGACTATGAAGGACTGCTGAACATCAAGAAGCAAGTAGACAACTTCAAGCGACAGCTGCATTCATACATTGCAGACTTGATTGATGCAGACGATCTTGCATGCATAGACGACAGCATGCTGCGAATAGAAGGCGTAGTGAATTCTTGCATAGCTGATTGCGAGGACGAGAATGTTCAGAATGATAACAATGAGAACAAAAGCGATAAGAATGACATTGAAAGCGAGACGTCAGAATGACTAGCAAACGAAAGACATTGAAGCAGAATCTGAATGAGATGAAGCAGCATATCGAAAGCAGATTCAAAGCAAGCTGCGAAGTCAAGAGCTGCATTCTGTCATTTCAGAAAGATGGCGTCTTGTTCGTCATAGACAAAGCTAATGACACATGGTTCAAGCTTGAATGCTATTCAGCAGATAGCATGCTTCTTGACAGACCGTTCATGTCAAAGCTTGTAGGATGCAAAGCATATGACACAGTAGATGCTGTCATTGAGAAAGCTACAGAGTCAGGATGGACAGAATGAAGCTAGACTATGATGTTGCTACAGAGTGCTCTGAGAAGATAGCTAAGCTTGCTTTCAAGCTAAGGCAGTCTGACTCTGTACTGAACATGCGACTACATGAATACAGCGTCACATTCGATTGCTTCAACATGTCATACTGCATTTCATTCTACGACATGTTCGTCAATTCTGACACTCTGCTTGTAGAAGAGTATTTGCGCTCTCTTACACGCAGACATGCAACACTGCCTTGGACAGATGAAGATTCTGATGCTAAGATGATACTAGCTCTGATTGACGAATGGAAGTCTAGCTCTGTCTTCTGATATGCATCATCTAGCATAGGAAAGAAGCAATGAAGCATGCACTAGATTGTTCTCTGATGACTTAGAATCATAGGTATATATAATTATATAGACTATATTCTTGATGTTCACAGAGATAAACGTCGTAACACTGAGGACACATCAGATTCATATCTAATATATGAAATAGAAAGAAGTCATAGATATGACTAAAGAGACATTGACAAGGCATGACATCAATGACATGATGGAAGCTTTTGCTATAGTCAATTCAATCAAGACTGACGATGGATACGTTGATGGGCTCAGAAAAGCTTCAGAGGCATTGCGTGACTATGCAGTAAGTCTAGTCGAATTAGACAATCATGAAGAAGCAGAAATCAGAAAGATGATTGCAGAAAAGACTGAAGACGGTCTAGACACATTCGAAATCATAGAATGCTTTACGACTATGCTGAAAGACAAATTCTTGCATGGTTCCATGTGAATTTTGCATTCGCAATAAGTTGCTATGCGATATGACTATAAGCAAAAAATATTCGGGTCTATATGGAAAGCACAATGCATGATAGCAAAACATACTATTCTGGAATATCATTCCTAGAACTGCTTGGCGTAGCATTCATAGTTCTGAAACTGATGCATTACATAGACTGGTCTTGGTGGTTAGTGACATTGCCATTGTATGCGCCATTTTTGATCGCGTTAGCTGTATATGCCGTGGTGTTTGTCATCATGATCGTGACAGGCATAGTGACATTGATCATTGAGAAGCTCTGTGAGTGACAATAAGAAGGCGAATAGACTGTCCACTTTTTCTGCATAGATAGGAGCAATAATATGTTCGATGAATTGCTAGACAAGTTCAATACAAAGAGCAAATCATGTTAAGACGTAAACTTAAGCAATATCAAGACAAGGAATCGAAATCAGAATGAAGAAGCAAATAGTAGAAGTTCATGAAGATGACAATGGCTTCTGGTGCGAAGTCAATGGAATTGTAGTAAGAGCAAGCAATGTCTTTGCTCTAGACAACGAAGTCGACAAGGCTGTGCATGATCAGCAGCATAGAGACTATCGACTAGTAAGGGAATAGACATGAAAGAATGAGCAATCATGAACACCGACATAGCAGATCTCAGATGGACTCAGATCGGAACGCTCAGATTCAGCAATAGAAAGACAATGCAGTTCGAATATCAAGAAGCTCTGCCACTGACTGAGCTCAAGCTTGTCGATATGAATGACGACAAAGACAAGAAAGCTAAAAGACTATGAAGAACATCACTAGAATCTATGAGATCATGCCTGGAATGCAAGTCAAAGTCAAGGGAGACCCTGTTCTTCACAAATGTTTGAGCAATCAAGTCTATGACGAAGACGGTCCAAATGACCCATGGGGAATGAAGCTTGAGCATGCCCCCAGAATGGAATATTATGACTATCTGAAACATCGATATGACGAAGACTCTTATTGGGACTATGCATATGCAGAGTGCATCGAATATGCAGTTCCACCAATTCCTCCTGGCTATATCGCAATAGAAGACAGCTCTAAGACTGTGCAGCTCATTCAAGTAGCATCTGAAAATTGATGTTAGAAAGCCTTCTCTTGATTTTACTTTCTGCAAAAGTGGTTATATAATATAACTATAAGGAAAATAATTCCCTTATACTAAAAGCAAAAATGACAACGAGGAGGACATCATGAAGACATATACCATCACCAAGATTCACAATGGTCGAGAGTACAGCCAGACAGGAACCGTGGCTGAGCTTACCGAATATTACGGTTACACACTTGAATGCGGAAATTCATGGAACCACAGAATTCCTCTCCAGCCGAAGACAGCGGTGAGTCTGGTTTCAGCCCTGAACCGCAGTGTCAAGGAAACGCAGGGAAGCAGCTACGATCCTGACGTCTATTACATGGGGGAGTAAACGAAATGAGTATCTCAAAAGGGAACCACTATCTTGAGACACAGCTGCGGATGGCTTTGATTGACAATCGGCGACTCCGTAAAAAGCTCAAAGAAGCGCAACAGTAGTTGATCTCATATATAGCTGCACAACTGGCTATGGCTTCACACGCATATGCTGAGAATCATCACTTTCACTGAAATCATAGCAGTCATGAGAAAGAAAGACTTCAAGCGAAAGTACAAGCTTTAGGGAAGCGAATACTGCTAAGCATACTATAGATTTACGACGTTGTTCTCTGTGTACACAGAATACAATGTGTATATAATTTATAATACTTATACTTAGAGGTTCACACAATTAAACGTCGTTAATCGTAGGATATACCAGATATAGATTTGGGATATGGAATATGAATGAGCAAAGAAAAGAATCAAATCGCAAAGTCATGGAGACAGTGCTGTCTGAGAAGCACTTCCATCATAAGTTCTTGCTGTCTGGCAGCAATGGCAAGCTTGAATTTGATGACGAAGTCATGCCAGATGAGAAAGAAGTATCGATTCTGTTTCCCGATAAGAACGCATTCATAACGTTTTGGCAGCTTCTATTTGAAGACAATGACCTTCATGATGATGACGATGACGTCTACAACACATTGTCTGACTTCGTGGAATTGCTTGACAGACACGACCTTGCTATTTTCCTGATGCCAATTGATGAAGACGAATACGATCCGTTCAAGCATGACAATAAAGTCCATAGCTACGCAATAGGTGAATGGACTGAACTAGTCAAGACTGAAAGCGATTGGCGACTGTATAGATTGCTTGATGGACTTGAGACTACGTTCATCGAGCTTGATGAAGATGAAATCATCAAAATGTATAATTCTATCATGATTGAGCGAGCTATCGTCATGACTACGAAGCAGAATCATCCAGCTTCTGAATTCGATACCTTAGCTTCTGAAAGAAAGCATAAGATTGGCAAATATGAGATCGATGGCATGACAGCTACAATGGTTGATTATGATGAGTGACGACAGACAAGCAGAAGTCTTGATTGACTATTCCAGATTCAAGAATCCTGACATCATCAAAGCTCTGAATGACTTGAGCATAAAGAATCGCAAGAATGTCGAGACTGTCAAGATGCTAATGAATGTCGATTCAGACTTTGACTTGTACGAAGCAATAGATCACGAGCTTGAAGATCTAGCTGCATATGCAAATGCACTTGGATGCCATGTCGACATCTTGCTTGACAAAGCAGAAGACAGGAAAGACGACAAGTGAAAGACTTGCTGACATTATTAGTAGCAATATCTGCAATTGTAGCTATAAGCTACTACGGCTCATGGATAGACAGATTCAAGTAGACAGGACGAAAATGCAATACTGCAACAATTGTCACATATTCGTAAAGCCTGAATGGCAGACTCTACACTATGGTCGATTCATAGAAGTCTGTCCATACTGCAAACTGACATTCGTCATCAGTACGCAATATAGAACTAGCAATACTACAAGCATTTGATTCTTTCATTCATACATATGACGCTGGTATGCCCTGATTGTAACGACGTTTATCTATAGTGACTTCTAGTATCAGGTCTATATAATTATATATGCTATATATTCTAAGTCTACAGAGAACAATGTCATAACTTTGGCTATCGATTTTACTTTCTTCATTTTATGGTATATAATATAACTATAAGCTAAACAAATAGCTTGCATTGATGACATGAAAGAATGAAAGGATCGAATCATGAACATTCAAAATCAGAACTACCCGACTTGGCGGCATGACATAGCTCACATATTTCACCCATCTGCACAAGCTCCTGATCCAGACAACAAGAAGCACGACACGATCAAGAAAGTTGCAATTGCATCTGGCGTAGTCATTGCTGTAGCAGCAACATGCCTAGCGATACATTCATATGCTCAGAAGACTGAAGTCGTAGGTCTAAATGCTGCTTTTAGTAGATGCGACAATGAAATGAACTCCTCTTTTAAAGAACTCATCTTCAGCCCTGACAACTACATGGCATCAACTTCATCAATGTCTCCATACAGCAATACTAAGTACTTCGACTGCATTGCGACTAATCTTGGAGTAGACAAGGGCAATCTTAAGTCGATAGTACAGCACGATGCTGACAAGGGCAGTGATGAGACTGTAGCCACTGCTGGCTCTAAAGCAGAGCCTCTTGGAGACTATCGGTTCTTTCTTTTCAAGAACGAATATGGTAAGTATCAATTCGCAGCTATGACAGAAGCGACATATGAGACTAGCTTCAAGCCTGAGCCATCGTCTGATTCTTCATCTGATTCAGATTCTGATAGCAGTTCTAGCAATGATGACAAGCAAGATGCTTCTCAGCCAGAACCTAGTGATAGTGATGCAACTCCTTCTTCATCGCAATTAAAAGAGCAGATCATGGACACTTGCTTTGCTGATGTGACTACGTCGCAATACGCTAAGCTTGGCTTCATCAATGACAATGAGCTTGTATGGAATGACTCTACTGAAATGGTAGCTAATGGTGCAGATGCTATCAACTGCACTAAGAATCTGATTCATTCCACAGATCAAGACGTGACTTGGTCCCAGCTTATGGACATTCATGGTCGTCAAGCACCCTTGATGTTCGTTGGAGCTCGCGGAACCATAGAAATCCAAGATGGAGACAGGCAGGACTCTACTGCAGTGCAAGTCAGTCTGGACTAGCATTTAGCGAAATCAATGCGAATATGGCAGCGTTGATGATATAATATAACTATATGGATTTCGTTATAGCGTATGTCTTCCATATGAATCGCATCTATTCTACTGAGAAAGGCTGAATGCATTGAGCAATACCATGAAGTTTGAGATAGCTTCTGACGATTTGGGGATCTGGGATGTCTCAGATGTGCAAGATCTCTATTCTAGTCTGAAGTCTTCTGCTAAGAGCTACAATGTAGTTCTGCAATACGATGGTGAAGACGGATTCAATTATGCATTCACTGCTGTAGGAGATGGAGACGATCTTCTAGCTTTGTATGATAATGCAATTAGATGGTACACGAAAATGTCTGCTGAAGATGCTGCAAGCGAATCAGCTGAAAATGGAGGAATTACTATGGCTGCTAAGAAGACAGCTGCTGGCGACTTCGACTGGTCTTTGGAGTCATATGACGACCCAGACTATGGCGAGATCAAAGAATGGACATACGACACTGGAAAAGACGAGTTCACGATTCAGTCGTATGTAGATGAGGATGGCATTGAGCATTTTGATGCTACATCGTCAGTCAATGGTCTGCTTAATGAGAATTTCGGTGTTTTCGATTCTTTTGAAGAAGCTGAGAATGCATGCTACAATGCTGCAGATCTAGATGATGAGAATGAAGCAGATGACCCATTTGCTACTGAAGCTTCTGCAAAGAAAGCTTCAGATGGTTGGACAGGCTATCTTACTGTCAAAGATCCAGAGAGTATCTTAGATTCAAAAGTTTATGATAATGGCGATACAGCTAAAATCTTATATACTGAAGAGTCTGATGAAGTAGAATTATTCGTTATAAATTCTGAAGGTGATGTCATATTCAGAGATAATGGCAATAAGAGCGAAATAGATCAGTTGAAGAATGAATGGGATGAAAGAGAAACTGATATGACAACTAATGCAAATAAGCAAGCATCTGTAAAGCAAGCACATGATGTATCTAATCTAGATGCAGCTATTTCTGCATTGTCTGATCAGTTAGCGCTTGATCCAGATAACGAGCTAGCTGATATGCTTGCAGATCTAGTCGAATACAGAAACGATGAAGCAGACGAGACTGTCGAAGATGAAATTGAAGAGCATGGTGGGAATGTTCCGATTACTGAAGACGAAAGTGATTTCTGAAATGGTGCTGATTCTATTGAATCCGTAGAATAGAGCATTCGCACTTGACATGACGATGTCATGAAGCCTAGTCTAAGCCCAGCCCAATAAGCTGGGCTTTTTCTATATTCTTTTCATGTCGATTTTACTTTATGCATAAAGTGTTATATAATATAACTATAGATTAAAAACAAACCAAAAAAGGAAGTCAATCATGATGTACTATTTCACATTCGGAAGCAAATACGACTATGAGCCTCATTCCGTGCTAGGCAACATTAATCCTGACGAAGTTGTTCTTATAGAAGCAGATTCATATGATGAAGCTAGAACTGCAATGCTAGATGTAGTAGGAACAGAATTTGCTTTCCAATATGAGACTTCTACTATTCCAGACCACGTACTGCTGAAGATAGCAGTAAAGAATGAAAATGGAAAGAAGACATACAGCTACGTCCCATTCCCATCTGCTCCAATTATGATCGACAGATATGCTCAGATTGAGAATGCATTTGTTCATGCATGGCCTGGAAAGCATCAAGCAAGTCTTAAGGATGAAAAATGAGCAACTTTGTCAAGATGTCTAAAATCGAAACAGATTCAAATGGACTGTCTAAAGACACGTGCTATTGGCAATCAATGTATTCGACAGCATTGCGATCCGAAGATGAAATTGTCAATTTCTGCAAAGAAGATTTTGTACGGCAGCTTCATCGCAATGGATGCAATGTGACAGAACATGACATATATATACAAGTAGACTATGTAGAGCATACTTCGACATTCGTGCTTCTTATAAAGTACATTCCGCGTAAGTCTCTTGTCAATTCACTTGAACGTGATACAGTCTGTAGCAAGTCATTAGAGCCGATTCAATATACGTCTGATGGTTCTGAACGATATAGATATGCTGGCATCAATCCAAGATTGAATGTATGCGTTTACGTACTAGATAAGGATTGACATATGGAAGACTTCAATGTAAAGTACTCAAATCGACAGAAAGGGTATATTGAATATCTGACAGAAAATCCACGTATTGCAGGTTACATAATGCGTAGAAAAATTGTGGTCTATGCAGATGAATCTACTGGTGAAAAGCGGTATGGTCGTCGATGGATTATACGTTACGATGACAGTTTTGGCTATAAGACTTTGAAAGAAGCTAAGAAAGCAGTAGAAGAAGGAATAATGAATAGAAGTCTGGAGCAATTCACATCATTATGACTAGCTGCGACGATCTTCCGTTCTATCGATACATCCAATCTGGCTTCAGCATAGACTACTTGTTCAGAGAGTTAGGCATCAGCTATGAAGAAGCTACTCGCATTGCTGATGACTTCGATGATGCATATTGCAGAGATGTCCTAGACGAATAGATTTACGACGTTGATCCAGATTGACCTAGAATTTGAAGTATATATAATTATATATGCTAGATACTTGATGTTCACACGTATAAACGTCGTCATTCTGAAGATATGCAGAGTACAAAGATAGGATATTGATATGACATGAACATGCTGATTGAAAACGAAGACAGAAAAAGACAGAAAAAGACGAAAGGACGAAAGATGGTCGCTCTTGTCAAGCCAAATGAAGTAGATGCTAAGGAATTCGACTTCAAGACTAGCTACAGAAGGGACTGGTATGACGCAGACCAAGTAGATGACTTTCTAGATGATGTGCATGACACTATACTGGAGCTAGCTAAAGACAACATACGATTGAGAAAGAGGCTTGGAATAGAATGACTGAATATATGAGACTATCAGATGCTGCTCAAGAACCGACTAGAAAGCATGCATTTGATGCTGGTTCTGATCTGCATTCTTCTGAAGACACTGCAATTGAACCTGGACAATACAAGCTTGTCCATACAGGTATTGCTATCAGACTAGACCAGAACAAAGTAGCAATGGTAGTTCCACGATCTGGTCTAGCTATCAAAAACGGAATCACAGTAATGAATTCTCCAGGAATCATAGACTCTGGATACAGAGGAGAGCTTCTAGTCAATCTTGTCAATCACAGCAATGAAGTCTTCGAAATCAAGACTGGCGACAGAATCGCTCAGCTTCTCATCATGTCTGTAGACTTGTCAGGCTGGGAAGAAGCGGAAAGCCTAGAGAAGTCTGAAGATGGAAGAGATGCATCTGGATTCGGATCTACAGGAATCTGATTGCAATTGCATGAAATGCTATGTCTTATAATCAAAAAGCTTAGAAAGGCAAACTGAAATGAAGCACACTTTAAGAATCAACATGAAGAACAATGTGAAAGATGGAGATGAAGTTCATGTCTTCTTGCACGACTTGAATGTTGATTTCATGTTCGACAGAGAATGCGAGATCTATGCAAAATACTTTGCGCATCTTGAAGATGGAGTCATCTACGTTGGCGAATGCAATATAGACAATCTATACGATCAGAATCATGCACCGAAGCATGGAGCTTATGCAGAGTTCTTGTTTGCTACTAGAGATAAAGAAGATGATGAAGAAGACAGTCTTCTTTCAAGAGAAGACATCTTGACTCTGTTCAAGAAAGAAGACGGATCTGTATGGTTCATCAGCAGAGACAACCATCCGATTCTTCTTCATGGAGCTCGTGGCAATGTCACTGCTAAATACGCTAGACAATGCATTGACTCTTATGGCTTCCCTGGAGGAAAAAGTCATTACAAGAGGTTTGATGTATCTCTTAAGTAGCATTCTGCAAAGAAAGCAATTTAGCATGTTCTCATGAATCACAGCAAAAGCCCAGTATGCGAAAAGCATTGAGAGCCATTCACGTTAATATACATTTGGTTAATAATCCTATATCCCAGTTTTAAGCTGTTTCCTAGAAGCACTATGGCAAGACTGCATGCTGTAAGATATATTCATTCATAGTTAAACTATGTCATAAAATGTGATACAATCAACTTATATATAGAAGATTGGAGGTATACGATGGATGACAAAGCACGTCTATCTAAGAACAGTCGTATAGCTCAATCGGGAAAAGAAACTCGGAATCGCAGAAAACATCAGGAATGCAAAGTATTCTCGCTTAAGATACAAAACAACAAACTGAGTTCACTTCAAAAAGAACAACTTAAGATGTGCTTTGTTGAAGCAAAATGGCTAAGGAATGATGTTCTGTCCAATGGTGTGCAGGGCTATGTGATAAAACGTGATGTTGAAGTCAAGACACCTACTGGTATGGTCACAAGAGCATTCTCATATCTTAGTGCTCGGGTCAAGCAGTCTGTTGTCGAAGAAGTGAAGCAGAATCTTAAAACTCTGTCATCATTGAAGAAGAAAGGGCATCATGTAGGAAAACTCAAGTTTGTTTCAGAAGTCACATCAATCAATCTTGCACAATATGGTTTCACCTATAAGGTCAAAGGTCGTAGAATTCATGTTCAGAAAATTAGTGGCTGGATGCGTGTCAATGGTGTGGAGCAGCTTCATGGATATGAACTTGCCAATGCCAAATTGCTGAACCGTCCCGATGGCTGTTATCTTAATGTGACATGCTTTAGAGACAAGCAAAAAGAAGACTTCTTGGAAGGCACTGCAATTGGTATTGATATGGGTGTAAAGACTCATATCACTCTATCTGATGGAACGAAGATCAAAGCCACAGTCGGAGAAACTGAGCACTTGAGACGCTTGCATAAGAAGCTGTCGCGTCAGACAAAAGGCTCTAACGGCTATGTCAAGACTCGAACTCTCATCAAAATAGAATACCAGAAGCTCACCAACAAGAAGAACGACATGTCCAATCATATCGTCAATTGTCTTCTACGATACAATCATGTATGCATGCAGGACGAAAACGTAAAAACATGGAGAAGTCTAAAGTCTCTATCTCATGGTTCAAGAACCATCCAGCATTCTATTCTTGGTCGGGTGAAGAGCAAGTTGGTCGCTAACCCAAGAACAATTGTTCTTGATAGATTCGAACCTACGACAAGGCTGTGCGAGTGTGGCATGAAGAACACTGTGTCGCTATCAGACAGAACCTATCATTGTGACAGATGTGGATATGCTAATGATAGAGATGTTCATGCTGCACAGAACATGATTCGAATTAGCGAATCACATAATCTGTTGATACCTATGGAACATAGGAATTTTAAGCCAGTGGAGAGTCTATTAGACGTGTTGACGAAGTATGCCAATACGCAGGACTCTATGAAACTGGAAGCTTCTGAGTCTTTAGACTAGTGGTAGTTCATACAAGCTTCAATTACTGAGATTGATCTGGTGAAAATGGGACATTTTGTAAAAGTGTTGGATTCTGAAGCAATTGACACTTCAGATATGAACAATAGCGAACTAGATGCTTTTCATAAAGCTAAAGCTTACAAGCATCTTGCATTCTCAAGGCCAATACAGTTCAAGCCTGATGCTAATGGCTCAATTGAAGAGCAAGCTATGGCAGCTGAAGAAGCAGCTGATCCGATAAATGCTAGAGTTGAGAACAGAGCTCAGTTCGTAGAAGGCTTGAATGTCTATCTGTCTCCTCAAGCAGTAGCTAAGATATTCGACGACTTCGACATCAATGGCATTCACAGACATCTTGAGAAGCAAAATCAGGGTGCATACTCTAAAGAGTACCATATGCATTGCGATCCAGCTAAAGTCAACGATGACTTTGCTGTCATGATATGCCATTCTGAACTGAATGAGCCTGACGAGTTCGGCATAAGCTACAAGCACATGATAGTCGACTGGTATTCAGTCTACAAGTCAAGCCAGTTCGAATCTGGTCAGATAGAGTACAGACACATATTGAATGACATAAAGCAGCTGATAGCTCTGTTCAGGCTTAAGACGATATCATTCGATCAGTTCAATTCAGTAATGCCGATACAGGATCTCATGGCATACTGCCATGAGAACAACATAGCTTGCAAAGTGTTTGAAGAGACATTCACTGGAAGCAAGAACACTAAGATGTACGAGATATTGAAGATGTGCATAAACGAGCATTGGGTTCATTCGTACTTCGATGACATGAACACTTGGGAGACAGCTAGGTGCATGCTTCAAGCAGAACTGGAAGCTTTGCAGATAGTGAATGGCAAAGTAGTCAAGCCAAGAATAGGGAATCTTGGGCACTCAGATCTTGTCGACTGCTTGATGGTGCTAGCATACAGACTTCTTTCAGACCAGACTAATGCTAGAGCAGACAGATATCTGAACAATGTCGTGTCTAGTCCATCTGATTCGTTAAATTCAGCAGTATCTGACATAGATGCATATGCTAAGCCGTCTAAGTTCAAGTCTCC